CTCCACGGCAACTGGCTTATTCGCGAAGATCGCCTGAGTTTATCGATAGTTATGAGGAGTAACGATTTGTCCAAGGGGTTGGTGTATGACCTGTCGTGGTTCGTCGGCCTGATGGATCGACTGGTTCAAGAGCTCAAACCAACGTACCCTAACTTAACCAAAGGCACCTACACCCACACTGCGCACTCCATGCACATCTACGAGCGCGATCTTCCTCAGATGAAGAAGATGCTTGGCATTTAGGTCTAATGATCTGATATAATATCATTAGATCTCATGGAGAAAATCTAATGATATTATATGAAAAGACAGTAGAAGTAAAAGGATATGATGTCAAGGAAGCTAGAGCTTATGACAAGATATGTGTTAAATGCGATGAATGCGACAAAGAATACGAAAAGATAAGTCGCGATCTTCCTGCCTGGAACGGAAGATGCGCGTCGTGTATAGGTAAGATTCGCGGCAAGATGATGGGCGATAAGTTCGGTAAGACCCAGAAGGTAAAGGGCAAATGCGCCTCATGCGGAGATCCGGTAAGAACTTCATTAAAATACTGCAGCAAAGATTCGTGCCAGATCCTCAAGGCTGAGCGTATGTCAGCTAGATCTAGAGGCTCTTCTAATCCTGCTTGGACCGGTAAGCATGTATGCGAATGCGGCAAAAAGAAATCACATGGCGCAAAGATGTGCAGATCATGCTCCTTTAGTTCAGGCCTACGTAGCAGTGTCAAAAACGGCAGGTTCATAAGCAACGATAGGGATTTTTATTTAGAATGCGTCAAGGCTAGAAAGATGCTCTCTGGCATTATGGCCAATGTATGTAAGTCAGGCGGCATCACTAAGAATAAAAATAAAACCACAGAGATGCTCGGATACTCTTGGAAAGAGTTTAAAGAGCACATAGAGGCCCAGTTCAATGAAGACATGTCTTGGAGCAACTATGGACGTGAAGGTTGGTCGATAGACCATATCCTGCCTGTTGACTGGTTTATAAAAAACAAAGTATTTGATGTAAAAATAGTGAACAGTCTTAGAAACTTACGCCCTTTGAATCATAAAGTCAACATGCGTAAAAGCAATCAAATTGAGATTGAAGATCCTTGGCTGCTGTACGAAGAGCTTAAAAGCGCGATCTTCCTCAGATGAAGAAGATGCTTGGTTGGCCTTGAGCAAAGTTAAATAAAGCGAGTATAACCATCCTTTAGGTGCTTTTACTAAAGGATGGAGAAGTCATGAAGAAATTAAGATTGTTTGTAATGCTTGTGGCCAGTCTTGTGGCTTCTTCGGCGCTTGCCGATAAGCACAAGGGACCGACGTACCTCAAGGTGCCTAGCGGAGAAAGAACCGTAGCCGTCATCGGTGCGATAGGCGGCAACGCTATAGATCTGGCTCACAAGATCGAGCGTCTTTCGGCAAAGTCTAAGGACCCGATCTACGTGATCATCAACTCGCCCGGTGGATCCGTCTTCGCGGGATATCAGCTGACTCAAGCGCTTGATATCGCAAGAGCAAGAGACGTTCCGGTGATCTGCGCCGTAGGCACGATGGCGGCTTCCATGGCCTTCCAGCTTCTGCCGCACTGCACCGAGCGGTACGCCATGCCGAACTCGCTGCTTCTGTTTCACCCGTCGAGGGTGTTCGTGATGCAGGCAGTTATCACCGCAGACATGGCAGAGATCCTGGCCAGAGAGATGCGCAAGATCGACCGCAGAGGACTGGACGAGATCTCTGTGATGATCGCAGGAAGAAGGTTCGATGCCCTAAGCGAAAACGGAAAGAAGTGGTTTAAGCTCCATTTCGACCAGGAGACCATGTGGATCGCCTCCGATCTCGTTTCCGAAACGAACGATGGGTGGCTCAAGATCGTCGACGTGATCGATGCACCAGACGGGATCTTCAGCGAAGAAGTCAGCAGACAGAGCATCAAGGCAAGCAAAGAGAAGCAGGCAGAGCTGGATCTTAAGGAAAGACCCGACAAAGCTGACTACATCATAATCAACTGACAAGAGGCTGCACGTGGGCACAGACGTACATTTCTTCCTGGAGAAACGCACGAACAAAGGTCCATGGCAGCTCGAGGACGGCAAGAAAAGCCCAGAAAGCGATCACTACGGCTCGGTCATCTCCCTCGAAGGAAGATCTTACGTCTTCTTCGGTCTCCTTTCCGGCGTAAGATCCTACCACAGCCCCATATATCCAGCAAGAGGCATACCTGAAGGCACGTGCGAGTTCGTGAGCGAGCTGTGGGCCGACTCCCACGAGTGCGGCTTCCACAGCTCGTCGTGGCTGACGCCTAAGGAGCTTAAGCGCGTGCTCGACCGATACTTCAAGATCGTCAAAAAAGATCCCGAGTGGTCTGACACCGTACCGCTTGACATCGGCCCCTTCGACCAACCCTGGAGGATCGACTACTCGGCCATCGACTACGTCAACAAGCTCATCGACTGGGAGAAGGCAGAGAACCTTCTTCTGGGCTGCAGCAACAAGACCGAGTTCAGGTTCGTGTTCTGGTTCGACTCCTAGATCCACCACATCTCCGTATCAAGACATCAACGTTTTGTATATAACGTTAGACCAATCGCAAACGATCAAGAGGTCAAGATGAACGACTCGTCAGAACGCACTTTTGTACCTCAGGTAGAGAGCATGGACCTACGAGGTCTGTACGACAAGACCTTCATCGTCGCCGTGTCTACCGGTGCCAGGGACGACGGCAGGCTGTTGGCCAAGACCATACACGGCCCATACGACTTCGACGAGATGATCGGCGAAGTCAGCAGGATGTGGATAGAGGACCAGAACAACGCGAAGGTCTACGTCCTAGACAAGAACCCCAAGAACAAGCCGAAGTGGCTAGACAGCAACACGATCGACTACATACAGATCCGCTGCGCTGACATCGTGATGGACCGTATCCTCTCTAAAGAGCAGGAGTACACATGCGAGGCGGGTCTACTTGATCAAGAGAAGGAGTGGACATGAACCGAGAGTACGTAGAGGGCATCCCGTGCAAAGGCGGACAAGACGACGGAGACTCGCTTCTGTGGGGTGCGCTGATGTACGCCTCAGGCGAAGACGTCTCTAGCGGCATCTTGGGCTGCGAGGGCAAGGACGGTGCTTTCTTCAGGTCTCCGCTCAAGCGAGAGCAGGCCGACAAAGGCATGCGCCATATCAACTCGTTCAGCCGAGACATGGCCACCGGCCTCAGCCTTGCGGCAGTAAAAGCGAACACGACCCAGTTCGGCTCCAGCGTTCTTGGCGCTTACCATCGCTGGGTCCAGCACACGCTCGACAACGGCTGCAAAGCCTGCAACGACGACACGGACGGTCGCTGCGTCATGACGCCCGGCGTCTACTGGATGGCCATCGAGGCAGGCGTGCGGATCGTGCCGCTCGTCTACAGACTCACCAAGTTCCTACACGTCCCGTACGTGTACGTCTCTGCGAGATTCAACCCGCTGGGATACACGCTTCACCTGGTGGGTGTGACGCTCTTGTCGCTTGTGATCGCTAGAAGAGGCCGGTCGAAGATCTCGTGGCTCGCAAAGAAAGCAGCCAAGAAGCTCACTTCTCGTCAGCCCGAGAACGCCTTCTTTGCATGGCTTGCCGGAGACGACGCGAGGGCCTCTGCGCTACTTGCCATCGTAAAAGGCCACATCGCCGTCAGCGGTCAGGGCAGCATGCGGCAGTGGGCGTGGGAGCGCGAGGACGCAGAGCATGCATGGAAAGACTCGTGCGGCCACGACGTGGCTTTCATGGAAAACCTTCTCAAGAGCGATCTATGAGACCTACAGGAATGTTCAAGCACGTCAACAACAAAGACGTCGCGCTGAAGGTCTTGAAGTGCTTCTACGCGAAAGAGAAGCGACTCCTGAAGATGAAGGTGGAGTGGTGGAACATCGGCGAACGCCACAGACCATGGCCGATGGACATCACTCAGAGCGTGAGAATCCCGGTAGACGACTGGATCGCTTACTGGAAACCCTACGAGTACAAGGAGCCGAGCGATGATGGTGCCGGCGATAAAGTGCCTGAAGTGTAACGACATAGTGTGGTCTCGGCATCGCCACGACTGTCGCTGGTGCAAGTGTAAGTCGTGCTTCATCGACGGCGGGGGAGACTACGCGAGATACGGCGTCTCTGGCAGCGAGTACGAGATGCTTGATATAGAGGTCGAAAATGGCAACATGGATAATGGAAGATGAGGAAGAAGATCTTGAGGCTCTGGAGCTCTTCAAGGAAGCTCGCCGACAGATCGACGACGATGTCCCGCGAGGAGACCGCCAGGAGTGGCTTCTGTCTAGGATACAGTCGGACACTAGGCAGGCCCAAAGATGGTTCGTCGCGCACATGATCATGTTCGAGCTTGAACGTAATCTGGACTACGGAGATCAACAGTGAGAATCGTAATGGCACTCATGCTCATCGCCGGATCGGCACGCGCCGAGAACTTCAAGGAACCCGCCTGTCTCGCCAAGGCGGTAGACTTCTGGTACGACGTCTACACGAAGTACGACGAGGACAAGGGCATCGTCTTCGAGAAAGAGACGCTCGAGATCATGGAGATCGTGGATCTTCCAGATGACGACAAGAAGAGGACAGAACTCGTTAAGGCCATAAAGGCAAAGTACGAGAAAAAAGGCGTCAAGATCCGCGTCCAGAAGGGCGTGAAATCGATGTTCGAGGAAGGGATCACGCGCTACAAGACCCACAAGAAGATGGTCGTCAAGAACATAAAGGCCAAAGGCATCCCGCTCGAGATCAAGGTCTTGCCGCACGTCGAGTCCGGATACAATCCCAAGGCACGGTCCAAGGTCGGTGCAGTGGGCATGTGGCAGGTCATGCCCGGTACCGCAAAGATGTACGGCTTTGACCCCAAGAAGCTCAAAGATCCCGAGTACAACACCAAGGTCGGCATCCACGTCCTCGTAGAGAAATACAGAGTGCTGAAGTCTTGGCCGCTTGCCATAACGGCATACAACCACGGCCTAAGGGGCGTGCAGCGAGCGGTAGAGGAGACGGGCAGCCGCGACATATGTACCATCATAGAGCAGTATGACGGCCCACGGTTCGGCGTCGCCAGCAGAAACTTCTACGCCAACTTTCTCACCGTGCTCAAGATCCTAAGAGAACGAGGACTCATCGATGAGCGAAAGAACAAAGCTAAATAGACTGCCTGTTCTAGACCACGGCTACGTGTCGCTGATGTCGTGCTCGCCGTCCTACAGCGACCATCTAGAGATAAGATCCTCGATGTTCAGGAACAGGCTCACGTCGCAGGCCATAGACATGATATACGTCCACCTACAGGTAAAGTGCCCGTACTTCATCCTTATCCCGATGGTGTCGTCCGGCATACGGTGCACGTCGTCCGTGAGCCAGGCCAGCGACGCTTTCTGCCCCACCGTGGACATGATCGCGTCAGGGTCTACTGCTAACGATCGCGACATCTCGGAGTCGATGAAGATGACGGTCGAGTCGCTGATGCTTAATCAGAAATCTTACGTACACGACGGCTGCAACGCTTTTGTGGCGTCCGTCACTACGCCTGTTTCCGCTTACTGGGAAGGCGTGATGTACGCGAGCATGGGCGAGTGGTCCAGGTTCATGTTTGCCAAGGACCTTCATCCGATAGTCAAGCAATATCAAAGAGCCGTGCACGACGCGGTCTCGATAGAATACAAGAATCTTGAAGACATAAAGAGGTTCATACAGAGATGAGAAGAAAGAAGGAAGAACCGAAGAAAGACGAAGTCGAGTCTACGTACTACGAAGACATATCGTACGTGTGCCCTAAGCGAGGCAAAGTAACAGAGCGCGTCAAGGTCAAGAGACTCAAGACACAGAAAGCGCCTGATAAAACTTCAGCTTACGAACTAGAGATCTTAAAGACGGAATCATCAGATGAACTATCTTGAGGAGATGTTCGAGAGGTACGGGATAGACTGGGTCGACATCCAGTTCCTCAACGCTAGGGATTTTGACTTCGTGCGACGGTGCGTGATGTTCGGCATCCCAAACACAAACACCACGGGCTTCAGCAAAGGCGACTACGTCGTAAGAAGACTGAAGCAATCTAACTCTATAGAAAAGAACGCCTTAGGCATAAACGTGCGCTACAAGGTCGAGTCGGTCATGTTCAACATGATACTCGCCAGACGGGTGAGGGGGCGCAACAAGTACGGGGTCCTAAGGTCTATAAACTCGCTATCGTACATCGCCATAGAGATGGACCAGCATTATCTGGATTCTCTGATAATCGGCAGGGAATTCTTCGACGAGTATCCTGCGCAAAGAAAACCCAAGGAAAAGAAATGAAGCCTTCTAAGATAGAGACCTACATGATGATGGCCGAAGCTGCCTCTCAGAGATCACACGACTCAGAGACAAAGGTGGGATCCGTCCTGATCAAAGAATCGACGGGTGCAATACTTGCGACCGGCTGCAACGGCTTCGTACGAGGGGCAGACGACGACTCTCTTCCGAGCACTCGTCCAGACAAGTACGACTACATCGTTCACAGTGAGATGAACCTGATCGCCAACTGCGCCCGCCACGGCATCTCGATGGAGAACTGCTTCGTTGTGTGCACGATGACGCCGTGCAAGGTGTGCATGAGGCTTCTGTGGCAGAGCGGCGTGACGCGCGTAGTGGCTAAGACAAGGTACCGGGACTTCGACGACATCCTTGCTATGAGGGACCTAAAGATCGATATCCGAAACGAGGATCAATACATAGACCTCATATACAAGGTGAAGCATGATTGATACCATTATGATAGACATATGCGGCAGGATTCTGGTCATCGCCATGAACCCGGTGTACGTCTGCAGACCCGAGATATCGGACAGCAGATGCCACGCAAAGATCACGTGCGACACCGGAAGATCCAACTTCGACCGAGACAGCGGGACAATAAGCCCGTATATAGAGTCCATAGAGCTTGTGTGCAGTGAAAAAACACCGTCCGGTCAAGTTTCGTTCAGCCACGGCGGGGAGCTGTGGATGAGCCTCACGTGCAGGAGATGATCATATGTCCTTGTCTCTGATGTTTTTCAAAGGCTGGTTCGTCATACAGAGCGCGACCCCGTCTGCTGCGGGTATCGAGTATCTTCTGCTCGAGCCCAGAAGAAACGTATACGTGACCGTGTCTCTTCCGGGCGACAGGGCTCTCGGGCTCGTGAGCACAGGCGAGATCTACGGCGAGAACCAGCAGGTGAAGATCCAGGTCTGGGCAAGGTGCGATCAGAATCAGACCGAAACAAGAGTATTTATCTGCGACGCCGAACCAGACAAGCTCAGGGAGCTGCCGTGCAGACCCAACGAGGGAATTTGGATCAACGGCGTTCAGTACTGCTGAGGCTAACATGAAGACTTACAGACTCTCACCACGAATAGTGATCACGTACGCGCATTACCTTTTGACGCCTTCGATCGACATATGGCGACCCAGACACATAAAGTCCGCGTGCGGGTGCAAGATCTTCACCGCAGGCCCGTTCATGCTAGAGATCGTAAGCAAAAAATGCCTCCTTAACCAAGGAGAATAAGATGAGCACAGTGAACGTAGTGAACGTAGTGTTCGTAGGCTCGAACCCCAGCTCGTCTAGTCCAGACTCCTCTCCTTTCCACGTCTCAGTCAGATCAAGAAAAACGCTCGAAAGCTGGATCGAGAACTTAAACGCCAACTTCACGTTCATCAACGTCTGCGACGACAAGACCGAAGGAAACAAACCTTTGTCCGTAGCTCAGATAAGAGAGGCCAGAGACTCCCTTATCGCAAAGCTCGCGCAGCATCCAGACGCCAAGATGGTCTCGCTGGGCAAGACCGCAGCCAGAGCTTTAGCAGAAGCAGGCGTAAGCGGCTTTCTGGCACTTCCGCATCCCAGCGGGATGAACCGAAAGCTCAACGATCCTGATACTGTGCGCAACACCAAGGAATCACTGACGAAATATATAAACGAGGGTATAATATGATCACAGGCGCAACATGTACCTGCAAGTTCATGTATATACCGGGCTCTCCGTCTTTGCAGAGATGTCGGACCTGGTTGAGGCTGAAAAAGGGGATGGAGATCGACCGGCGTCCCCACCACAACATCCACAACGCCGAAAGGCAATAAAAGGAGCATCTATGACCCTGTCTACAGTAACCTCAGTCGTATCCGTCAAGTTCACGAAGAAGTCCGCCAACGACAAGTACCCAACCGTAACGCTCGCTCGTCTGACCGAGAAGTTCGGCAAGGTCTCAGTCAAGAACGGATACGTAACACTGTTCATCTCCAGCAAGAGCAACATCAACACGACCTACCAAGTCAAGTTCCGCCAGAACCGCACAGGATCAGGCCCTACGCTGATCGCCACCGAATGGCCGCAGGGTCTGCGTAAGCCGAGCGTAGGCCGATCGATCGAGTTCGTGGTAAAGAACGTGATCTAACGTAAAAGGAGTTTCGTCGTGAACATCTTCTTCACATCAAACGATCCGGTAGAATGTGCTAGAGCGCTGGACGACAAGCGCCTGGTAAAGATGCCGATCGAGTCCGTGCAGATGCTGTCGTCCGCGATCGCCCGCCACGGCGGAACTCCCGTGTATCGAGTCGCCTGGACCAAGCATCCTTGCACGCTCTGGTCCGGCGACTCCCTCGAGAACTTCGAGTGGCACCTCGAGCACCTAAAGGCGATGAACGATGAGTTTGTGCACAGGTACAAGAAAGATCACGCGTCGTTTCTTGCAGGCTACGCATCGCTTAAGGCTCAGGTGCACATACTCCCGAGCCTGGGACTTCAGCAGTTTCCCAACTGCTCGCTAAGAAAGGACATAAGCGATGTCATCGAAGCTTACCGACTCGGCTTCCACATCAAGTGGGCAAACGACAAGCGAGAGCCAAAGTGGACAAACCGTGGCCACCCAGCTTGGTTCTCTGCAGTCGTCGCTGCTGTATGAGTTCATGGAACTTCTCCGTGTACTCAAGCTTCAGGACATGCCTGACAATCACATAAACGGCTACGAGATCGCCTGCTTCAACGGCTACAGCGTAAAGGTCACGTGCTGCGGCATGCTGGAGCCTTCAGACAACGAAGACATCTGCTGCGGCGTGTTTGTCCTTAGATGGCAAGGATGTGGATCATGCGCGAAAAGATAATCAACAAGATAAACATGCTCAGCTCTGAGGCTTGGGCGATATCAGAGAAGATCGAGGTTCTGAAGGGCGAGATCTCAAGCTTCGAGACGAGACTCTCGCAGATCACGGGGGCTATTCAGGCTCTAGACGAGATCTTAAAAGAAGAGGGCGCAGAAGACGCCCTCCCGGTCGATTAGACCAGACGAAGAGCGATGTAGAGGTCGCCTATCACTGCAGCAGCAGGAGCGGTTCCGTCTGCTACGCAGACATCGAACAGAGCGCCGCCGGTTGCGCCAGCCTTGATGCGAACCAAGAAATCACCGACCTTGAGGGCGCCGAAGTCTACGGTCGTAGAGGTGCTGGTCGCTACAACGCAGAGAACGACTGCGTGCGAGCCGAAGGCAGAGACCATCTCGTTCTTGGCAACGCGGTTTGCGAGGGCAACTTCCAGGATTCTTTTTGTCTTAGAGGACATGAGTGACATAGTGTATCTCCATGATTCTTCAGGGCGCGGCATTATTACCGCGTCACTATATGCTTATATTATCATCTGCTACAGCTTCAAGACGTAGATCTCGTACAAGAATTTTGCAAACCCTGCCAACGCTGCAACCACGGCGGCAATCTTAGCAATGAGAATCATCATCGTTTTACGCTGCGTGTATGAACTTTCAAGCGGCTGCAATCTTTGATCTAATCTTAGACTGATGTTCTTGAGCTCGCTGATGCTCATCTCGTTTATGTCTGTGCGACGCATGTGCTCGACCAGGGAGTCGGTGTTCTTCTCTAGGATGCGGCCTATGCGTGCGATCTCTACGTTCATCTGACGGTCTGTGGCTATGTGCTCGTGAAAGTCCCTAGAGAACTGGCCAGTAGCCTCCTCTAGGCTAGAGACGCGACGGCTAGTGTCTTGAACGATGTCCTTGACAAACTCGATGTCTTTACTGATCAAATCGATCTTATCGTCGCGCATATAGGCCCTCTCACTCGGAGTCTACATCCATTATATCCTAATCGACGTCTATGTTCCAGTTGTTAGCGTTCATTATGAACGATGCCGGAACCGTGACGAAGTTGTTGTTGGCGTCTTCTACGATGACCTTGTGCACAGCGAAAATCTCAGCGTTTTTGGCTCTGAAGGTCCCCAGCATCTGAGAGAAGTCCGTGATCGAGACGACGACACGCTTGGCCGACGTGGTTGATTTGTAGATGATGTGGACCTTTGCCCAGTTACGCGGCTTAGACAGCGTAGGGTTTGACACAACCTGAGGCAGAGTCTTGATCTTGTCTATGGAGCTCTCGACCACTACGGCCTGGTTTACGGCAACCGGAGTGCTCGGGACCTCGACGACGTCGTTTCTGGTTCTCTGGGTCTTGGTCGCGTATATGGACTTGTTGCCTTTGGCGTCTTTTACTATGACGTTGAAGTAGTAGGTCTCGCCTGAGTTTAGCCCGCTCACCGTAGCGTACGTGAGAGACGAGTACGCGCTCACGATGGTCCCGTTTGCCTCCGCGCTCACCACGGTCGAGATGTTGTTCAGCGAAGATATCCTGACCTGGTACTGAAGGTTAGGCGGCGACGAGGCGTTGTCTACGGCAGGGTTCCAGCTGAGTATCATCCCTGTCAGGCCTACGTTGCTTGCGGTTATTACGCCGGATCCGCCCGGAACAGGAGCTTCGATGTCCTCGAGCGTCGTGGCCTGAACCGTGCTGTAGCAAGACCTGTTACCGGCAGAGTCTCTGATCATCACGTTGAAGTAGTACGTCTCGTCTGAGTCTAGGCCCGTTACGGTCTGTACCGCTATGTCTCTTGAGAAAGGTCTCGCAAGCGTGCCGTTGGCGTCGATGTCTGCGATGGTGGAGATGTTGTTGAGCTTGGAGTAGTATACGCCGTACATCAGGAAGCCTGCGTCCGTTACGTTGTCGGTTCCCTTTGTCCAAGATACGGTCACGGTGCTAGGCGTAACGAGACTTGCACCCAGTACGCCGGATCCGCCCGGAGAAGGTACGGACGTGTCGGAGACCGTTGTCACTTTTGCTGTAGAGTACGCTGCCTTGTTTCCGGCCTCGTCCCTTGCTAGGACATTGAAGTAGTACGTGTAAGACGGAGTAAGATCCGAGATCTCAAGCTCCAGAACGTCTGCCGCCCAGTCCATTATCTTGGTGCCGTTCGTCTCTGTCTGGTTGACGGTGGTCATGTTGTTGGACATAGATCTGTACACAGCGTACATCATGTCCTGCTCTTCTGTTACGTTGTCTACGGCCTTGAACCATCTCAGCGTCACGCTGCTGGTGGTGGTGTCGTTCGGCAGTATGGTTCCGGAGTTGTCTGGAACCGGTGCCGTGACGTCTGGAAGCATAGACACGTTAGACATCGAGTACGCAGACTTGTTGCCCTGCTCGTCTCGCGCGATGACGTTGAAGTAGTACGTCGTGCCCGGTGTCAGGTCCGTCATAGGATACGGGCTCGCGTAGAGATCGTAGTCCATCACCAGCGTACCGTTCGTCTCTGCACCGGCTACGGTTGAGATGTTGGGAGAAGTGCTATAATATAGCGCGTACTCGAGATCCTCGAAGTATGTCGCCTCGTCTGATGCTCTTGCCCAGCTGACGACAGTTTCTTGAAGAGTGGTTCCGGTGAAGCTGATGAGACCAGAGTTTCCAGGAGTCGGTCCTTGTGCGTCGACCAGCGTCGTTGCGTTGGCCATCGAGTATACGGCCCTGTTTCCGAAAGCGTCCATGACCAGCACGTTGAAGTAGTACTGAGTGTTCGGCAGAAGGCCTTCTACAGACACGGTGTTTATGTCGGTCGTGAAAGCTCTGACAACCGTACCGTTCCTGAAGGTGGCGACCGTTCCTATGTTGTTGGACGTCGACCTTCTGACCTCGTACCTTAGACCAGACTGAGCGGTGTGGTTGTCGACCGCTTTTGTCCACGAAAGTACGAGACTTGATTTAGTAACGTAGCTTACTGATATTGTTCCAGAAGATCCCGGAACCGGTGGCGTGATGTCTGCCTGAGTCATGGCGCTGGAAGGAACGTAAGCTGACTTGTTGCCGGTCGCGTCGCGTACGACAACGTTGAAGAAGTAAGACGTAGCAGGAACTAGACCGGATGCTGTGAAGCTGGTCGTGTTGGCGGTGTAGTTCATGACGACAACGCCGTTCGTCTCTGCGTCTGCCACGGTCGAGATGTTGTTGGAAGTAGATCTGTAGAGAGCGTACTGAAGGCTGGCTGCCGCAGTGATGTTGTCAGAGGCTGCTGCCCAAGACACGTTGATGCTCGATACGGTGATGCCAGACGTAGACACATTGCCCGAACCACCAGGAGTTGGTGCTTGGGCGTCGGTTGCGGTCGTTGCGTTCACCGACGAGTACAGCGACTTGTTGCCCGACGAGTCCGACACGATCACGTTGAAGTAGTACGTGGTCGCCGGCGTAAGTCCGGTAACGTTGAAGGTCTCTATGTTTATGCCGGTTCCTATCAGTGTACCGTTGGTCTCTGTCTGGTTGATCGACGTAAGAACGTTGCTGGTGGATCTGTAGACCTTGTAGACCAGCGCGGTAGAGATGTCGTAGTTGTCGCTCGACCTGTTCCAGCTTAGCGTGAGCGAGATGTCGGCAAGGTTCGTGACGGCGATGCTGGTCGGCGAGCCGAGGACCGGTACGGTCGTATCTGCCTGCGTGGTCGCGTTGGTCATCGAGTACGCTGCCTTGTTTCCGGCCACGTCGCGCACCATAACGTTGAAGTAGTACTGTGTGTCTTTTGTGAGACTGCCGACCATCTTGTACGTGGTGTCGGCAGTGAAGTCCATCACCTTGGTTCCGTTCGACTCCATGTCGGCAACGGTCGAGATATTGTTGGAGCTTGACAGATACACAGCGTACTCTAGCGCAGAAGCAGCAACAAGGTTGTCTGTGGCTGCGGTCCACGAGAGATCGATGCGACGCTCGGACATCGGCGTTGCGGCTATCGTTCCCGAGTTGCCTGGAACAGGCGAACCGGAGTCGCCCAAGGTAGACTCGCTAGCTGAAGTGTAGACTGCTTTGTTTCCGTACTGATCCTTGACTATCACGTTGAAGTAGTACTGCGTGTTGTACGACAAACCCGTCGCCGAGTAGGTGGTGGTGTTCGCGGTGTAGCCCATTATAAGCGTACCGTTCGTCTCTGCGTTTGCCACGGTCGAGATGTTGTTGGATGTCGAGCGGTACACAGCGTACGTCACGTTGCTGCCGGTAGAGTAGTTGTCTGTCGCTGCTGTCCACGAAACCTCGATCTCGGTCTCTGACACTGCTACGGCAGATATTATGCCAGAGTTTCCAGGAACAGGCGCCGAAGTGTCTGCGATCGTCTTCTGGCTTATCGCAGAGTAGGCGACCTTGTTGCCGTACTCGTCTTTGGCCACCACGTTGAAGTAGTAGGTCGTGTCTGGCACAAGGCCGGTAAGCTGGTAGGTTCTAGGAGTGTTCGCGTAGTCTCTGATCAGCGTGCCGTTCGTCTCTGCGTCTGCTACGGTAGAGATGTTGTCGGAGGTCGAGTAGTAGACCGCGTAGGATATGTTCAGCGATGTGCTGTAGTTGTCTGTCGCGGCGGTCCACGACACGGAGATCTGCGTGAGATTTAAAGCAGAGACCGACAGGACGCCCGGCGAAGGAGCGGATGTGTCTGCCTGAGTAGAGGTGCTGGACGAAACGTACGCGGCCTTTACTGCGAACTCGTCCTGGGCCACCACGTTGAAGTAGTATGTCGTATCTGGCACAAGGTCGTTTATGGTGTGGCTGCTTATGTCTGCCGTAAAATTGAGCGCTCGCGTACCGTTGGCCGCGGCGTTGGCAGCGGTGCCGATGTTGTTGGATGTAGAGTAGTAGACCGCGTAGGATATGAGGTCGCCTGTGCTGTAGTTGTCGGTGGCTTTCTGCCAGTTTACTGTCACAGACGATACGCCGACGTTCGAGAAACTGAGGGCACCAGATCCGCCTGGAACAGGAGCGGTTGTGTCTGCCTGAGCGCCGGTGTTCCTGGTCGTGTACAGCGTCTTGTTTCCTGCGGCGTCTTTTACGGCCACGTTTATGTGGTACTGACGACCTGGGTAGAGGTTCGTTATGGTGTACGAGCTTACGTCGGCCGTGTAAGCCATGGCGATCGTGCCGTTTGCCTCAAAGTCTTCTACGGTCGAAACGTTGGCGAGGGTCGAGTAGCGCACCTCGTACTGAAGGCCAGAAGGAAGACTGATGTTGTCGATGGCTTTTTCCCAGGACACGGAGATCGACGTCATGGTTGATGCTGTGACGGTTATGGTCTTGCTCGAGATCACGAGCGGACTGTACACGTCAGAAGCGGTCAGAGCAACCGAGTACGAGTAGATGTTTCCGGCGTTCGACGAAGGGACGTCGCTGCTGTAAGGTGCGGTCACGACCATGCTCGAAAGGTTCGAAGCGAGCGCGACCGAGTAGCCGAAGTATGTCGCAAGATCTGCATCAGAAGGAACGATCCTCTGCGCCTGAGACCATGTGCCTGATGATCTTCTGAAAACGTAGGCCGAACCAGACTCCGCCGATGCGACCGTGTCGCCTTCCCACACGCCTACTAGGACCGTGTCGCCGTCGAAGGACGTGGACACTGCGTGCGCCATGTACTCGGCAGTAGAGCCAGAAGAGGACTTAAGGAGACCTCCCTCTACCGACCACGTGGTCGACGTGCGCTTCAGCACACAGAGCGCAGAGAGATTTGCGGTGTTGCTGTCGTCGGCCGACGAGGCTCCGACGGCCAGAGTGGTGCCGTCAGATGACATCGACACCGAGTAGCCAAAGTAGTTTCCTGAAGAAGCCTGAACCGCCGTTATCTTCTGCTGCTGAGCCCATGTCCCAGAGGACCTGAGATAAACATACACAGCGCCCTGAGGGTTTGAGCCCGTGAACTCGCCTATCGCTCCCACCGCTATGTAGTTTCCGTCGTACGACATCGATATAGAGTGACCGAAGACGTCGCCGAAAGATGAGTCGGATCCGTTCAGTTTCTGAGCGTAAGCATACGAGGTGCCGTTGTGCACGTACGTGTAGACCGTGCCCGAGTCTGGGTTTACGCCGGACTTGTCGCCCCTGGTCGCGCCGACAGCGATAATGTCGCCTGTGCCAGATACGGCAACGCTGATGCCGAAGTTGTCGTCTGCGCCTTCGTCAGGATTAGAGATTGCCTGCACGAGCGACCATGTTCCGCCTGAGAGCTTGTAGACGTAAGCCGCGCCTTGGTCCGCAGCGGCGCCGTCGACAGACATAACACCTACGACCAGCGTGGTTCCGTCGTATGACAGAGCGACCGCGTAGTCTAGGTAATCGTCGTTGCTGCTGCTTGGGGTGATTATGGACGCGCTCTGGGACCATGCTCCACCAGACTTGGTGAGTATCCTTACTGCGCCGTTTGCTTGGTTTGAGGAACTTGAAACGTACGATACGGCCGCAGCCATCGTGTTTCCGTCTGCAGATATCGCGACCGAGCTTCCGTAATGGTTTCCGCCGACAGAGTTTGAAGCCGATATCTTCTCGAGGTAGGTGGCCGTGAAGCTCATCTCAGGTTCCTTTTATTTATAAGCCATGGAACTGGCAGATGCAACAATCCACGGCGTATAGTTCTGTTTAACGCGTGCGGTCTTTAAACTGGTGTAAAAATGGGGCACCCCGCGCAGGGGTACCCCACTAAGGGTTACGAGTAGCGGTACATCACGCGAACGACGTCGCCTGCGACCAGCTCTTCTTCTTCACCTACGACAAGGCTTCCTGCGAAGGTGATGCGAGTTACGCCACCTACAACCGATACTGTGTAGTCGTCACCTGCGTGAGCGACCAGACGATCAACGGTCATCAGGATGGATTTCTCGATCGCCTGATGAGAGAGGTTGATGTATCCGTTGGTGATGTTTGTCGAGCTGAGGACGAACTTCTCTTTCTCGTGTACGATCGCTTCGAGTGCGTCGATCGCGCTCTGGAGAGCGGCGTCGGCGGTCGAGCGGGTCGAAGCTTCGGCTGCAACTTCTGAATCGGTGTATGCTTTAGCATCTTTGAGTGCTTTAGCAACCGAACCAGCGACGTTGTCTGCACCTTCGAGGACGTCTAAACGGCCATCAAGAGCGTTGTCAGCAGCGATACGGGCAGATTCTTCGGCGGTGACTTCTGAATCGGTGTAAGCCTTAGCATCTTTGAGTGCCTTAGCAACCGAGCCAGCGACAGTGTCTGCGCCTTCGAGGATGTCTAAGCGGCCGTCGAGGGCGTCGATGTTGCTCTGAAGCACGCCGTCAGCAGCGATGCGGGCGGTCTCTTCTGCGGAGACTTCCTGATCGGTGTAGGCTTTGGCATCTTTGAGCGCTTTGGCTACGGAGCCAACGACGTTGTCTGCGCCTTCGAGGACATCAAGTCTTCCGTCGAGGGCGTTATCTGCAGCGATACGAGCAGATTCTTCTGCGTCGATGTTGCCTTGCAGCGTGCCGTCTGCCGCGATGCGAGCAGATTCTTCAGCAGAAACCTCAGAGTCGGTGTATGCTTTGGCATCTTTCAATGCTTTGGCTACAGAACCAACTACTGTATCAGCGCCTTCGAGGACGTCAAGTCTTCCATCGAGTGCGTTATCGGCGGCGATGCGAGCAGATTCTTCAGCGGAGACAGCGGCGATACGTGCAGAGGTCTCTACGTCGGTGTAGTCTTTGGCGTCTTTGAGTGCCTTAGCAACGGAACCAACTACTGTATCAGCGCCTTCGAGGACGTCTAAGCGACCGTCGAGAGCGTTGTCGGCGGCGATACGTGCGGATTCTTCTGCGGAGACTGCAGCGATACGAGCAGATTCTTCTGCGTCGATGTCACCCTGAAGGGCATTGTCGGCAGCGATTCGTGCGGACTCTTCTGCGGTGACTTCCTGGTCAGTGTAAGCTTTGGCGTCTTTCAAGGCCTTAGCTACGGAACCGACTACGGTATCAGCGCCTTCGAGGACGTCTAAGCGACCATCGAGGGCATTGTCAGCCGCGATACGAGCAGATTCTTCGGCGTCGATGTCACCCTGAAGGGCATTGTCGGCAGCGATACGGGCGGACTGCTCGCTGGCGATGTTGTTTGCAACGGTGACTGCAAAGTTCTCGTCTTCGTTGATGGCGTCAGCGAGTTCTTTGAGTGTGTCGAGCAGAGCAGGAGCACCGTTTACTAGAGCTGAAACTTCAGAGTCAGTGTAAGCCTTAGCATCTTTCAGTGCTTTGGCTACGGAACCGACTACGGTGTCTGCACCTTCAAGGACGTCGAGGCGGCCATCAAGAGCGTTGTCGGCAGCGATACGTGCGGACTCTTCTGCAGAGACAGCTGCGATACGTGCGGATTCTTCTGCGGAAACCTCAGAGTCGGTGTAGTCTTTGGCATCTTTGAGGGCTTTGGCTACGGAACCTGCTACGGTATCGGCACCTTCAAGGATGTCTAAGCGGCCATCGAGGGCATTGTCAGCAGCGATGCGGGCGCTTTCTTCTGCGTCTACTTCCTGGTCTGTGTAAGCCTTAGCATCCTTGAGGGCCTTAGCTACGGAACCAACTACAGTATCGGCACCTTCAAGGGTGTCAAGACGACCGTCGAGGGCGTTATCGGCTGCGATACGAGCAGATTCTTCAGCAGAGACTGCAGCGATGCGGTCGCTGATCTCTTGGTCGAGGTCGCCGCGGAGGTCGAGGGTGTAGCCGTCCAAGGAGTCGATCTGACCCTGAAGGTCGGTGTCGATGGCGTCTGCGTATGCTTTGGCATCTTTCAGTGCTTTGGCGATAGAGCCAACTACCGTGTCGGCACCTTCGATGATGTCGAGGCGGCCGTCGAGGGAGTTATCAGCTGCGATACGGGCAGATTCTTCAGCAGAGACTGCAGCGATACGGGCGGACTCTTCTGCGGAAACCTCAGAGTCGGTGTAGTCTTTGGCATCTTTCAAGGCCTTAGCTACGGAGCCGGCTACGGTATCAGCGCCTTCGAGGATGTCAAGTCTTCCGTCGAGGGCGTTGTCGGCTGCGATACGGGCAGATTCTTCGGCAGTGACTTCTTGATCGGTGTAGTCTTTGGCATCTTTCAATGCCTTAGCTACGGAACCAGCAGTACTGTCGTTGCCTTCGAGGATGTCTAGGCGTCCGTCAAGGGCGTTGTCTGCGGCGATACGAGCGCTTTGCTCGGCGTCGTCGGCTGCGACACGTGCAGATTCTTCGGCAGAGACCTCAGAGTCGGTATAAGCCTTAGCGTCTTTCAGCGCTTTGGCTACAGAACCTACTACAGTATCAGCACCTTCAAGGATGTCTAAGCGACCGTCAAGGGCGTTGTCAGCGGCGATACGGGCTGATTCTTCTGCGTCGAGGTCTAAGCCGCTTGCGTTTTGAAGGGCGGTGATGTCGCCGCTTAGTCCTGCGATCTGGTTAGCAATCGAAGTTGCGAAGCTCTCGTCGTCGCCGATAGCTGCAGCCAGCTCGTTCAGCGTGTCGAGGAGGCCTGGGGCTCCATCAACGAGGTCTGAGATCTTTTGGTCAGCGTAGGCTTTGGCATCTTTAAGCGCTTTGGCTACGGAACCAGAAGTACTGTCGTTGCCTTCGAGGACGTCTAAGCGACCATCAAGTGCATTGTCGGCTGCGATACGGGCAGATTCTTCTGCGGCGATCGCTGCTGCACGAGCAGATTCTTCGGCGTTGATCTCGTCGTCTACGTACTTCTTGCGAACGAGGTCGTTCTGTGCGCTTGGGTCAACAGACAACTTAGGAGCGATGCTGAACTGCCACTCGTTGCTGCTGTTGAAATGAAAAAGGGTACGGTCTGAACCGTCAGTGTTCTTTACTCTAAACCCCTGACCGTTCAACAGTTGAAGCTTAAGGCCGTCTATGGCATTATCTTCAATAAACTTCTTTTTAATTTGTGACATATCGGAGACTCTCCCAGTGAGGTTGTGCACTAGGAGTATTCTATCACGAGACTATCGCCTTCCTCTAAAAGACCGTCTAATCCCATTCCGCCCCATGTTATGGTCGCGGGAGATACTACTGTGAAATCTTGAGCGTAGATCTGGGCTGGTCCGCCCTGAGGAAAAATCTTAGTTCTTGAAGGGTACTGGATCATCTTTGAAACTGTTAGAGTTTTTGTAAGAAGATTTGCTGCAGTAACGACAACAGTCTCTGAGAAAGACGTATCGTTCAAGCGTATGATCCCGCCTGTTCTAGCGATGTTTATTGAGTTGGTGTTTACATTGATCCACAGCTGGTTCTCAGCAGGAGAAGATGGATCTGTTGTGCGGATCTGTAGGGCCTTCTCAGACACGCCGTCTTCTTGCTTTGTTAAATGTACTTTCCTAGTCATGATATGACCAACCCGCCAGTGCTAAAGTATCTCCAAGCGGTACCGTCGTAGAAAGCCGGCTGACTGGTTTCGCCGTCTTTAACGAAGACCCACGGTAACGTATTATTTATACTCACAGGGCTCGTAGGTAAGCTGTTCTTCTCGTACACTGACATATAACTAAGCGAACCTGAGTCCTGCTGCTGAACAGTGCTGAAAAGTACGTCGTCCTGCTGGTTGACGATCTTGAACGCTGGAAACGGTGTTGAAGCCGTTTCGGTGTAGAACTCGCCAGCGTCGGTTACGCCCAGACCAAACATATACCCGCTGTCGCTTGCCACGAAGATCTTGCTTATGTCTACGCCTTCGGAGCTGGGTGGACTTACCATGATCAGCTCTCCGTCGGAGTTCACCTCTATAGATGCTATGGAGTCGTCTGGCCTGGTGAACTGCCAGTACGTCACTATGCCTGACTCTTCTTCGTCCATGAGCCTAGTGTAGAGCTCGCCTTCGTCGGTCGCCTTAACCTCCCAGCGCCCTACGGGACTAGACAGTATCACCGAGGTCGGTGAGGCGCCGATCCTTAGGACGATGTCTCCGTCCTGGTTCAGAAGGTTAGACGCCTGCGTCAGGAACGCGAGCTTCTTTAACGCGTCTAGCACGTTCAATGAACCAAGACCGCTTCCGGATACCGGAATAGACTCAGCGGTCGGTGTAAAGAACGTGTTAAACATTAACCGACCTCCCAGATCCTAGCTTCAGCACTTCCTGAGTGGTTGTGCACGAGCCATATGCTCATCTGAGCGGTGGCAGGGATATAGATCATCTGGTTTATGAAGATCGGCATGCCGTTGACGACAGTCACAGCGTTGCTGAATCCCATGTACATGTTCTTGTCTATGGGCATGATGAAGAGGCCCTTGCGAGTGGCAAGCGCGGTAGCGCCGCCTTTAGCCTCTATGGGGCTGTTGCCTACGCTTATAGCCTGCCCCTGAGCGTTGCCCTGCAGCGAGTCTGATACCCTTGCCTCGTTGAACGTGGTGAAGGTAAGGTTGTCTACGTTTACCGCCATGCTCTTAGCCTGGCCCGGTGCAGATCTCACGAACTTCAGGATATTGCCCGCTTCGTCGACGGGTATGGTCCTGCGAGCAACGGTCGGCTCTTCCTCGTAGGTCCAGCGATCGATCTCCTGGATGGGGATCGACGGCCTAGGCTGCTCCGGCGCACTTATGGTCGAGCTGGTTCCGTAGGAAGAGAAATCTATGCGCATGTTGGGGTTTGGCCCCTGAGGCCCGATGGCAATCTGCGTCTCGGACAGTATCGCCTTTATCTCGCCGACTATGGACGGAAGACTCGGGTTAAGCACGACCACGAACTGCTTGATCTTGAACGGTGAGGTCGCAGCAACGGTCACAACGCCGTCCGATGTTCCGGTGGCGGTAAAGAACTGCGATGGCACCTCTTTCCAGAATTTCTCTAGCATATCAGTATCCGAACTCTTCCTCTGGTTGTTTGACTTGAGCTTGCTGTGCTTGCTCGATTCTTCTATGGTTGTACTCAAGCAGCATGGCGATCTCGCTGTCGGACGGCTGACGCATAGACACATGGCGCATAAGATCTGCAGCCTCTGCATCTGTGAGAGTCTTGTGCAGCTCTGCCTTGGAAGCGTACTTTGCCTTTATAGACTCCAGTTCCTCAGAAGTCATGTCTTTCATGGTCTTGACGGGGTTTTCCTTGGAGCGCTTCTTGTCTGCTTTTGCCTGGGCGGACGCCTGCTGGCTAGCGGTACCCTGCAGAGCAGAAGTGTACTCGCGGACGCCTTTGTTCTGCCCTACGTGCTCCAGCTCTTCGCCGGTCCTGGTCTGCTTGCGCTTGATGTTGTCTACAGGGTTGTAGAGACCCATGTCCTTGGGGCCGTAGTTGGATTTAACAAGAGACCATTGGCCATTTGGCGATGTGATTATTTTTTCATTAGACATATTTATTACTCTTTATAAGATTGTCTTTCGCCCACATTGGTTGCAAATTAGTATAATGACATGCTTTTCTTAGTTGATCTGAATCGGTTAGATCAAATTTACTTAATGGAACTATATGATCTATGTGCCAGCCAGTTAGCGACCAATTTTCCCATGTCATGCCAGGTTGAAATTTAGACTCCAAATAAGTCTTTAATTCCTCAATTGTACACCCAACATCTCTAACAGCAGAGCCTGATTTAGCTTTGTTCTTTATGGCGCTATTTAATCTTTTTCTTAACAATTTAGTCAACTTATATTGTATATCAGAGCGCCTTCTTTCAAGAGATCTTAACCTACATGCCTCTTGGTGTTTGAGCTTATTTTCTAAATAATACTGTTTGTTTTTAAGTAAATGATTTTCTCTATTTGCTTTATAATGCTCTTTTGCATATTCTGATCTTTTGTCTTTGTTCGCAGCATGATATGCTTTTTGATATTCAGAAAAACAAGCTTTACATTTAGTTAAACTATAACTATAGAAACAATCTATAGATTTTGTATTTTTACAATTGTTGCAAACAATTACCTGCATATTTAGAAATCCTTAAGCCACTATTAGCTCTTAATAAGACAATATTATTTATATCTTAATTTAGACTTACCCAACGACCACTGGCCGTTTGTCTCTACCTTGAGGACCTCGTCGTCTTTCTTGATCGGCTGACATGAGCCCTTCTCGTAAGGCTTCTTACCTGGGGTGGGCTCGTAGCCTTCCCAGCAGCGCTCTTTCTTGGCCATCATCTCTTTAAGTTCTTTTAGCTGACGCTTGGCTTCGTCGATCTGCTCTTTTTTAGAGCCAGAACGAAGTACGCCGACCAGTCGCTTATGCTCTTCGATAAGCTCCGGCTTTGCCTTGTAAAGGGCCATCAACTCTTCCTTAACGGTCAGCATCGCCATCTCCTAAGTGCTAGAGCTTTGCGGGTCGGTCTACCTTTTTTGTCCTTCATCGGCCCCGGCATGCCGGACATCCTGGCGCAGAAAGATCTCCTGCGCTTGGCCCGCTTGCCCTTTGGGTTCTTCTCTGAGACCGCGGTCTGAAGCTTTGATCCTGGATTCTCGCGGCGGTAAGCCTTTACTCCAGCAGCGGTCATGCCGCCTTTGGGGCTCTTGTGCTCTGCCTTAAGGCCTTTGTCCAGTATCTCCTCGTAACCTTGAGACCTTATATATTCTACAGCGGACTTTTCTAAGACTTCTGAAACGTCAGGACCGAACTCTAGATCCACGGTACCGTCTGAGTAAGCTATTATGTTTATTGAAGAATCGTCTAAGGACTTGTTCATGGGTCTGTCTTTGGCGTGGTCCCCGCCGCCTGTGAGGTACCGATCGCTTAGCTGCCCAGCGTCCTGTATGTTACCCGAGCCGATCAGAAAGTTTACGTGAGAGACCATCGCCGCGTGATCGGGATGATCTTTTGGTATGGTGTCTTTCCATTTGGTGCCCATCTGCTGCAGCTGGCCTTGGCTCAAGCTCTTCCACTGAGAAGGAGTAGGCTTGCGGACGTTAGGCTGGTCGCTCCTAAGCATCGCTTTCAGTAGATCCGCTATCTTTTCGACTTCTGACATGTTGCTGTCCTTACTTCTTCGCGGCTTTCTCGCCCTGGATGTAGTGCGCGACGTCTGACAACTGCTTGGCCGCTTCTGTGATCTTGGCATCAACCCAGTCCGGAGCATCTTCCTCAGGAGACATCGCTTCTCTTATTTCTTTGATATGGTGCATGATCGCCTCGAGCTGTGAGAAGAGCATCTTCGAGTCGTGGTCTTCTTCCTTTGCCATAGCAGCGGTGCAGACAGCATGCGGGCTCTCTACTTTACCTTCTGCCTTGACGTCTTCTACGCAGCGATCCCATTTTTCTTTGTTTACGCCCTTTGGTGCCGCTTTTACCAGCGCCCACTGGCCGTTGTCTGACTTGATAAGCTTTTCCATATCACTCACCTTTAGATCTGTTCTTGAGGTTCTCAACTTTTGATTTGAGCTCTTCCTCTAGATATTTAAGTCTCATCTCTTTCTCGCGCTTGGCGTGGTCGTGCTCCAGGTCTGCCATGCGCTTTGCGTGGTCGAGCTTTAAGTCGCTCTCGCTGCGGCTGTGATCCATCTTGTGGTCATGCTTCTCCTGCTCGCGCGCCTGCTCAAGATCCATCTGCTGCGCGGCTGGGTCTTGCACCGGTGTGTGGCCGTGGACGATGTGGGCAATCTCTGCTGGAGAGTACCCTTCCTGCTCTAGGAGCTGGGCGAGTTCCTCTTCACCGAGTAGGTCTGAACCGGCATCTTGGTCCACTTCGGACCCGCCACTATCCTGAGCGACGCCAGCACCATCCTGAACAGCATCGCCTTGGAGCTGCTGTCCATCATCGCTTCCTCCCGATACCAGACCATCTTGTCCTCCTAGTTGGCTGGCGTCCACCGCATCTGACGCGTCGTCCACGTCTGGGCCCTTTATGCCAGCCTGCGTAGGTTGGTCTTGATCTTCCTGAGGCTGCTGATCTTCGTCTTGATCTTCCATGGGCATGAAAGCTTGCTCGTGGCTTATCATCGCCTTTATCATCTCCCACCGCTCGTGGATGGATTTCTTCATCGGCTTCATGAGCGGTTCTTTGCCAGGGCCTCTCGTGATGGATCCGTCTGGGTTCTTGATCTCGTGCATCTCAGCTTTAGACATCTTCACGTCGTCGATGTCTTTGGCGTAAACTTTGCCGTCGATGCCTTCGAGCTGGTATCTGAAGCCGTCTTCGCACTTCTCGATGTCTGAGATATTGTGCCATTTCTTTTTATGCAGTGCTTTCGGCATACGTCGATCCTTGGTGTTTCAGATATGGTCGATCAGGAACTTCTTTAAATAGTAGTTTTTAGCCGCATCGGTCTCTTCTTGAATCTGCTGTTGCAGTTGCTGCAGTCTGGCTGCTAGAAACTGCGGGCCGGGAAGGCCCACATTTTGCCCGGTCCCGTCTAGTGATATCCCTACCGAACTGTATGGAAACAGTAGATGCCCTATCGTGCTCAAAACCATGTACGCTGCCATCTTCTCTATCAAGCCCGATATCATCGCTGGGACTTTGTTTGGCTCGAATCCAGCGCGATATTTAACAAGCACCGCACCAGGAAAGTTCCAGATCCCCATGGCGATCAAAGCCATGAACTGCGCGCCCGCGAAAGAAGACAGAACAAAACCAGACGTAGGCGTTCCTAAAACAGGAACTAAACGAATCGCACCTTCTTGACCGTTGACGTACACGAATTCCAAAGGAAATTCTACCAGCGGAGGAAGCGGGGTTCCGTTGCCGAAGCTGAGCTGGACCGACTGCACGTCGAGTATGGGCGAGTTGTTCAGTTTAACCCAGGCGTACTGCTGCGTCCAGATCTCGCGATCGTAGTCGTGTCTCTCCTCGAAGTGCACAGGAGTTATGAACATATTGAGGGTGTGCTCTAGGCTCGAGATCGCTTTAATGATGTACTTATCGAGCGTGTCGTCTGACAAGGTCTGCCCGGTGAGCGCAGACTTCAGCGGTATGCCGAACAGACTAGTATCCTTGAGCGTCTGGGCAGTAGGAAGCGACAGGTAGCGGGTCACACTCCCTGGTTCTTTCTCTTCGCCCTCCATGAACGGAAACGGAGGATTGTTCGGCGAGTTGCTGATTGCCATGTCTTACCCCTTCTTCTCTGCCATCTTGGCTGCGTCTATGCGGGACATTCGCTCGACCTGCTCTGGCGAGGCTCGGCGTCTTATGACTGCTTTCGCTGGCTCAGCCGGCGCTGCGGGTTTCGGCTCTGCCGACACTGCTACGGGCGCTGCGGGTGCTTGCTGTGCCTGCTTTGCGCGAACCTGAGGAGCAAGCTGGCTCTCGATGAACTTCTTGTGGGCACCGGCAAACTGCATCGCAGGATCTTTTGTCGTAGCGTACTGCATGCCGCCTTCCTCGTCCTGCTTTAGGCCCATGTGCTCGGCCACCGCGCGACCGGTCATCGGTGCAGATTCGAACTCCTCGCCAGACGCAGACTCGACCGGCATGCCGCCGTGAACGAGATGCGCCTTGATCTCGTCGACGTGTTGACGACGAGCGGCCTCAGATTCCTTGAACTGCTTTCCGGCCTGGTTTACGTCGACTATCGAGGCGTCGTGCTCTGGGTTCTTGGAGCGCCAGTCGGTTTTCCAGGCTTGGACCGCTTTGTGTCGCTCCATGGGAGATTTTCCCTTGAGCTCGTCCGAAGCAAGGAAATCTGAGAACTCTTTGTCGAACTTTGCCGATCTGCCCTGGTGAGCTGCCTTCATCTGCGCCGAAGCGTGCTTGATGGGATTCTTCTCTGGCTCGAGGTATTTTGCCGTCTTGGTGTGGTAGTTGTCGAGCCACTGTCTGGCGACGTCGCGCATCTCGCCCATCATCTTGTCTGACATCATGGTTGGCTTTACACCGCTGGTCAGAGCACGCATGAAGTCGCGAGGCTCGCCGCGGCCGCCTAGTCCCTTAGACACAAGATGCGCTGCCTCGCGAGGATGGTATCCCTCCTGGATCAGCTTGTTCATCTCGGCCATCTCCTGAGGAGTGTGGTTCTTGCTCATCTCCCACTCGCGAGACGATGACTTCTTGCTGTCTTTGCGCAGGTCTTCTGCGATCACCTGACGAAGCGCGCTAAGTGCACCATACAGGCCCTCTAGCTCGCGCGCCTTAGCGAGCTTCAAGTTAGGCTTTGGCTTGTTCTTTGCGGTCTTGATGTCCGCTAAAGCCTGATGCTGCTCATGTGTGAGCTTCTTTGCATTGTTGTCGTTCCACCACGAGTGAAGAACCTGATGAACCTCGTCTGGCATGACGGTCTTTTTTCCTTGGCGCTCAAGGGCGCGCTCGATGAGCACGTTCCTGTCCTCGCCCTCGACCTTTGACATGCCTCCAAGTTCCTTGAAGATGTGCATTATCAAGGGCCACCGCTTTCCTTTGCCCTGCTTCTCTGCGATGTCTTTTGCTCGCTCCCACTTCTTCTCTTGGGCTTGAGTCTCTACGACACCTTTTGGCATATCATTTACCTCCGAGCAACGCGCGTGCGGCGGGTGAAAGCTTGGACATATCGACGTCGCCGGACGGAGTCACGGCTGAACCGGCGGATCTGCGAACGACAGGCGCCTGGGCTGGAGCCGGTTGCGCTGGTGCTGGAACCGGTTGTGCTGGCGCCGGTGTTTTTTCACCGTGGACCGGTGCGCCGAACGTACGGCCTCTTCCCTCGAGCTGACCAGAGCCGTGAAGATCTTCTTGGTGCTGAAGATGGCGTCCGACATGCTCAGAGTCCATATACGCGTCTCTTTGAGAGACATACTGAGAGTCTCGCTCAGGAGAGCGGCTCTTGCTAGACTCGTTGTAGTGAGACATTATAGGGTGATGGTCGAACGGATGGTTGAAATTTCCGTCGTGAATCTCTGACACGTCTTCTATGGGAATGTGTTTTCCGTTGATCTTGGTCCGCTCCATCGGGTATGCGCCGGTGTGGCCTGTCTTGAGCGTCTCGCCTGCGTACGCCTCGTGAGGGTTGCCCTGAAGGAAGGACCAGTCGTTTCCTTTAGGCTTGAAGGAGAAGCCTTCTGTGTCGTTGACGAACTGGTGCGGTTTTTTCTTGCCGCGAGTGACCGGGTTGTCTTTGGCGTACTCAGGATCGCGTGCTATGCGCTGCGCGAAAGTCTCGGACTTAGAGGAATGCGTTCGCTCCCACGGCTTTATGTCTACAGCGTCGGCGTGAAGTTTTCCGCCAGAGTGAGGCTGAAGCTTGTGCACCATGTCCAGTAGTTTAAAGAACTGCTCGGCGTGCTTGTTTGCCATGCCCTGATTTTCGCCCTGCAGCGCAGCTTTGTAGCGAGACGCGTGGTGCCCGAGCGCTTCGCGTATCATCGCTGGCTCGAGCTCTGGGTCCATCTGCGAACCCAGATCCCGGATCGCGGCGTTCGCGTGAGATCCGGCGCTCTTGTTCGTCGCCATCTTCTCGAGCGACTCGAGAACATGATCCGCTATGACTTCGTCTGCGGCCGTCTTTATCAGATACCGTAAATCGTTGTCGTCTGTTTTCCTGAGCAGAAGCTCGCGAAACGAAGCAAGAGTGCGCATGTTATGCCCTGTCTACTTCTATGCCTAGTTGGATAAAGCAGTTGCCGCTGACCGTAAGGGTGACGGTGTCTTTCGTGTCGGAGTTCAATCCGCGACCGCTGTTGAAGATCAGGACCTCTGTGTCCGCCATCGTCGCCGAAAGAACAGAGTCGAACGAGACCGTAAGGCTCGCGATGGCAGACCGCACGCGAACGGCGCAGTACTTTGGAACCTCGAAGGTGGTCGATCCACCGCCGGACTTGATCTCTTGCCAAACCAGCCCAACGTCTGCGATCCTGCTCGCTCCGGTTGGTAAATTTATAGCGCGTGCCATCTAGGCTCTCCTTATCAAAGCTATATCAATTATACTATCAACCGAAGTTAATGACATCGGTAAAAAGCAAAAAGGTCCGACCTAAAGGCCGAACCCAAAAGGAGGATCTCACTGCGTTCACTCGCCTACGCTTATGTCCAGCGATGAGATGGTAGGTATGGCGGTGGCGAGCGCGGGTCTGCCTAAGGTGAAGGTCGCGCCGTCGTAGTCGATAAGGGTTATCAGGTCCAGCTGAAACTCGTCGTCCGCCGACAGCGAGAAGAATACATCGGCCTCTGGCTGGGCGTCTTCTACGTGAAAAGTCAAGATCTTGCGCTGCTTGTTTGCAGCAGACGCGTAGTGGACGAGCACGCGGTCGACGTTGAAGTCGTCCGACCAGTACGGGTCGCCGGAAACGGGCGATAGTCCAAAAAGTGTAGTCTTGTCCAGGGTCACGACCACGGAACCGCCTTTTGATGCCGATGCTGATAAGGTAACGAGCGCCATACGATCCTCACGTTGCGTTACTACGATCTTATACTTTGTACAAACACGATGTGCACAAACGACGCACATCACCAGGAGACGATGAATGTTCGCCAACAAGACCGTATACGCACTAAACAGCGCCGCGGTGGGCGATCTCGTGGCGGCCGCACCGACGCTGAAGTACACCATAGACAACTACCACGCCAAGACACCGTACCTGGTGGGGATATACGACGACTTCAAGGACCTGTTTCCGTTCGTGCCGGCGGACAGGTTCGTGGCCATAACGCCAGACTATCCCAGCGATTACTCGGTCCGCTTCCTGAACCCGCCCAGAGACAAAAGCAACGTCTGCAAGATTACGCCGTCCAGGATGAAGCTCGCGCACTACGGGTCGATAAACTTAATGGCCAAGGTCCTGAACGACGTCGAGCTGCAGTACGTGCCGCTGGAGCCGGTGGACGTCTCGCGCTACGGCGTAGACTTCGATAAAGCAGTAGTCATAATAACGACTTACCGCGACAGACAGCGGAGCATCTTGCCGGACGAGATCCTCAAGATCTCGCAGTACGTCGCCTCGAAGGGACTGACGCCGGTGTACGTCGGAAAAACCGGTGCGATAAGCATATGGAAGAAGAACCTGGCCATATCGGACTTCGAGTATCCAGGATTCGGCGTTGACCTACGGAATCAGACCACGTTCCGCGAGCTGGCCTCGGTGATGGCAAGGTCGAAAGCCGTCGTCGGCATGGACAGCGGGCCCATACACATCGCCTTCACGACCCAGACCCCGGTGGTGTGCGGATTTACGACGGTTCGGCCTGAGTATCGCGTACCGTTCAGGGGCAACGCAAAGACAATAGCGGTGGTGCCGAACATTCACTGTAACTTCTGCGAGTCAGACTGGAACCTTAACTTCTGGAACTTCAACAACTGCCCGAGGAAGATGGATCTTGCGGAGTGTGTGACCAAGATGACCGCTGCGAGGTTCATAGACGGACTAGACTCGCTTGGGATATACTGAGCGAAGGTATGCGAGTACTTCGTCGGAGGTGCTTTTTAAATTAAACACAATACATAACATACTTTGCCTGACCTGCGTCATATAGCCTTGTCCATCCAAGTTCTTCTGCGTGTTGTTTCTCTGACAGCAGCCTGTCGTCCATATTTGCGCGACAACGCAGTCTATTAAACGTATTATGATTGTCTGTCCACTGCCATCCTAAGGTCACAGACATCAAATTAAAACCTACAGCCTTTAAGCTGGAACCGTCAGCGTAGCGCAGATCTACAAACGACTGAATGAATCGTGGTTTAGATAACGTTTCTATACGCTTCAGAAGACGAGACAATCCGCCCTGAATCTGAAAACCAATCTTTGTTGCGACTCTGACCAAGTCTATGCCATCCTTGTGACGACGATACGTTATAACCATCATTGGTTCTGAGTTAAGGACCAAAGCAATAGCAGTCGAGCATCTTGCTGAGCCCATAAGATGGTTGCTTTGCATAAAGGCAGCGGCATCGTCGACCGAGATGCTTTTAACTTCAAGTTTTCTAGCTCCTATCTTTTTGCTTAAACCCAATACATTGGCGACCATAGAACAGACTATGTCAGGAGTATTCTTTATTTCGTCCTGGCGAAACTGAAGTAGACGCACGTTGTTTTCTTTATATGTATATGCCTTTTTAATGTGGTATTGTTTGTCGCGCATCGAGTGTGAATATAGTCCGTCTACATCTACATATATAGTTTTATTGTCGTGCTTCAATATGATATCTGGCCTATATCTAATACCTTTTTCCAGCATCTCTGGGACGCCAAGATTGTAAGCCTCTGCATCTAACCCGCTGTTCTTAAACATGTTTATTGACAGAAGCTCCAAAGAAGAACGATGTTTATGATAATTATCCAACCAGTCTTGCGCAGCGTCCCATCCAAGCTCTCTAGCGACATTGCGAAGCGAAGTAGGCCTTACTCCTTTTTCTTTACAGGAATCGACGACTATCCTGCCATCTGGAAAAGATTGAATTCCCTTTTCTCTTAGAGTTTGAGATATAGAACTTGCAACCTTCATTGCTACGTCTTTGTTGAGCATAGCATTTTCTACACCGTAGCGTTCTAAGTTTGTCATAGACATCTTTGCGAACACTTCTTTATTTTGACTTGGAGCAGAAGTTCCGTAGCGGTCAATATTGGTAGACTTGATCTTATCCTTGATATCAGGGCTGCATGCAGGAGCTGCTCCGCCGTATTTGAGCTGATTAGTGGACTTTCTTTTGTTTTTGGTCTGTTGAGACTTGGAGGCTTCGACTGCCCTTTTTAAGATCTCTGGTCTGTTAGGATCAGACTTCATAGATTGTCTTACTTTTTCAACAATATCTTCTCTGTACATTGGATTGTTTTCAGAAAAGAACTCTGATTTGTAGCAGCCACAAGACTGAGACTTACCGTGAAGAATAGTGTTGGGCGTCTTTATCAATCGCTCTGTTCCACAGTCACACCTACAGATCCATCCAACCTGGCGACCGTCGTCTCCAAGTTTCTTTTCTACGAAAGTCCATCTATTGTATTTATCGTTTGCTTTTGCTGTAAGTCTAGACATATCTCACCTCTGGTATTATTATACACAGAAGATGAATTAAGCAGTGGGAGAAATGGAGATCTTATATGGCACGCTGTTCGTATACTGATAAAGAAAAAGGGTACCGTATAAACGGTACCCTAAAGATCATTTAGTCAACAATCTTAAGAACTTATTTGCCAACGTTTCTCATGACGCCTTGGAAGCGAGGAGCATACACGAAAAGCGCTCCGTACATCAAGAGCAAGAATTCCAAAGCAGTAGTGACTACCGCTAGGTTCATCTTAGCCAATGGGGCAAGTTGCTTAAACTTCATCGACTCAGCGCCGAGATCCAGCAAGAATGCTTCGCCGAGGCCTGGACGCTTACGACCAGCATCAACGATAGCCGAGATGCCTACGCGGTAGTTACCGATGAACTGAGCCGTGCTAGCAGCGGCGCCGTTAGCCGAGCGGTACAGCTTGTAGTACTTGGCGGTAGACGGAACCGAGCCGGTGATGGCGATGGTCACGCGTTGGCCAGCCGTTGGGCTGACAGCCGATGCAGTCAACACTGGAGCAGACTCACCGAAGTCGTTAACCAAGGTCAACGCGTAGCTGTAAGCACCAGCGGCGAGATCAGATCCTGAACCAGCAGCAGTACCAGCGATGCTGAGGCCTGCGATGCTTGGTGCGCTTGCGTTTACTGCGCTCGAGCGAACCTGCTGACGAGGACGGAGGAAGAGGTTCGGCTTGAGGTCGATCGCGCCCGCCGTGGTCGTAACCTTAGAAACGTCGTAACCTACGGTCTGACCGGAGAGACCTGGCTCGCTACGGAACTGAGGATAGAACTGGCGTACGAAGGTCGAGATCGCGAGCGGCTCGGCGTGGAACTGGGTCGGTGCACCGAAGTTCTCGAGTGCTTTTACTGCGAGGTCTTCTACGTCGTCCTGCGCGAAGCTTGCGCCGGCGAGGTCTTTGACGATCGAGGTCGACTCAGCGCCCCAGCCTTCAAAGTCTTTAGAGATGAACTGGCTGTCGCGGTCACCTTTCAGGATCTGCTGGAGAAGGCCGGACATCGCGATGCTGTTTACTGGAAGATCGGCGGTTGCACCGGTCTGGTCGCCGTTGGCGTCGGTGAAGTGTGCGTGGCCCCAGTAGAGTTCGCGCTCGACGTTCTTCAGAAGGTCCATCGTTCCTTCTTTTGCCTGCTGAGCAACTACGTCGCCTACGGAGGTGCGAACGAGTGTCATCTGGTGCGAGACCTTACGACGCTTGCTGAAGAAAGCGATCCGTTGGCCGTCGCGTACGTATGTTGAATCTTCTTCTTGTCCGCTGCCGCCTTCGCCGATGTACGGAGAAGCGTCGGAGCCGTAGCCTACCAAGCGGTTGTACTGCTCGAACAGGTTGTAGGCTTTGTCGATGCTGAGGGCAGGCCACAGCTTCAGGTTCTTCATGTCGAAGGTCACTACTTTGAGAGTAGATTCCAGCGATTCAGTTTGGATAACGCCACCGTAGGTGAGGTCGGTCGGACGACCAGCGTAGCCGTAGCCAGCGCTGAGGGCCTTGTTGAGGTTCTCGATCTCAGCCTGGGAGACGAGACCCTGCTCCAAGCCTTGCATAATCTGATTCATTGCGTCTTGATACATCTCTCATATCTCCCTTAGTTACTTGATGCCGTACTTGTTAGCGATGTCTTGAAGCTCGCCGGCTCCGCCGATCTCAGCCTTCAGGACGTCCTCGATAGAAACTTCTTTTCCAGATTTCTTGAGTGTGATCAGTTCGTTCAGGACCTGGGCCTTGTTGAGCGGCTCTTCTTCTACTGCACCTTTAGCCAAGGCTTGAACGTGCTTGTAGGTTGCGCCGCGAGCAGGAACAGGCGCTTCCGCCAGCTGCTTTACCGCGCTAAGAAGCTCAGAGATCTGACTTTGGATAGGAGCGATCTTGGCGTCGATCGACTTGGAAAGCTCGTCCTTGTCTTCTTTCTTGTCTTCTTTGTCGTCCTTGTCGTCCTTGTCTTCTTTCTTGCCCATGTATTTGTCGCACTCAGCCTTGCACATCTCGCGCTTCTTCATAGCTTCTTTGTAAGCGTGCTCGGCTTTTTCGCACTCTTCTTCTGCTTTAGAATAAGCTTTTTCAGCTTTCTTGGCTTCGTCTTCGTGCTCTTCTTCGTCTTCGTGCTCTTCTTCTTTTTCGTCTTCGTCTTCTGCTTTTGCTGCAACTTCTTCAGTGCGCATGTCGCCGTCTGCGTCGTGGCCCATCTCGATCTCTTCTGCTGCGAAGCGATCGCTCTTCTTAAGGGCCTCGATCTCAGCCAGCGTCTCGTCGATCAGATCGGTGAGACTTTTAGCGAGATTGTTTTCCATCGGTTTGTTCCTCTTTAACCTTATTGGCCCATCATCTTCATATCTGGGTGACCAGCAAGACGAGCGAGTTCGGTCGTCGTGTCACCGGCTTCGAGGACTACGTCGTTAGTGAAGCGGGTGCAGCAAGCGAGTACTGCAAGGTCTGAGGCGTTCACAAAGATGGCTGCGATGCTGTTTTCGCCGGCTGCACCTTTGATCTTGATCGTCCCTGGGTTGCCGATGCCGATACCTAGGAAAGGAGATGTTGTGTCGTTGATGCCGCCCATCGGGGACTGGATCGACGCGTCTGTGTAGCTGATGGTCAAACCAGCTGCTGTAACTGAGGTAGCATTTCGAGTAGCCGCAACGCCTACTGCGTCGAGGTTTCTCTTAATTTTGTCGAGTACTTGAACTGGATTGCTCATTTTTCACTCCTTTAAGTGAATGCATTTAAACATTCGTAATTTACTATATCACGCTGCTGTAGTTAAGCAGCAAACCTATAACCTCAAGATTATACTATCGCTAGTAGTATGCTTTATTTTAAATTAGTCTGTCTTTCTTGGAAAGATTGTCAAACTCCCACAGCGGTTGTAAGTTTTTATAATTGCAGGCTTTGTTGAATTCGTCAGGATTCGACAGGTCGAACGAGCTCAATGGAATGATGTGGTCTATGTTCCATTTTCCATCGCCTTTGCCCCAGTTGTCCCACGACATACCAGGCTGGAACATCTCGGCCAGGTGCGACTTGAGCTCCTCTATCGAGCAGCCAAGCGAGGACACCGCCGATCCGGTCTTGGCGCAGTTTTTTATCGCGGAGTTTAAGCGAGACCTTATCACCTTCAACATCCTGAAGTTTAGATCATTTTCATAGCGGTCTTTATAGTACTGCTTGCCGTTCTTCTCGTACCAGGCGCGATTCAGCCCTTTTATTGTATCTTTGTTCTCTGATCTCCACTTGGCATGTTTGGCCAGCAGCATATCTTTGTTGTCTTTGTAGTAGTCTGATCTTATCTTGCGCTTCTCTTCTTCGGTCATCGGCGTCGGTATGTCGCCCTTGCTGTAGTTTTGCTTATAGAAAGCCCTATTGCACTGCTTGCAGGAAGGGCGCTTTCCGTCGGATCTTTTGTTGTCTCCTGCAAAACTATCTAAACTCTTAGACTCTTTACACTTACTGCACGTCTTCATGCTATGATCACTTGTGCGATATAAAGAACTTTGCCAATGTGTCGAACGGCAGACTCTTGCCGCAGGATCGGCATTTCACTTGGTATTTCATGTACGGCTGCTCTTTTCCGCAAGCCGGGCAGTCGATATACTTGAAAGTCCTTGATCCTTCTACGCTCTCGGTCTGAAACACTCCGCCCCCGGTGAGGCTGGTGGGCGATCCTGCTCCGCCGTAACCAGCGGTTAGGGCTTTATCTAATCTACTGTTTTTTTTTAAGCCATCAACTATGTCGTGGATCTTCTCGATGTTGCCGCGGATCTTGGCGATCGAGGACCTCTGGGAAAGGTCGATAAGGGCCGGGACGTTGACTGTAGCATACGGCGCGTAGGATTTGATCAGGTCGATCTCGTCGAGCGTTGGGGCAGACTTAGCGAGGTCTAGGCCTTCGACTAGGGTGGCGTTGTTTGCCGGCGTAAACGTAAGCGCTAGCCCCCTGATCTTTGTCCTGGCCAGTATACGTTCGTCCTTCTTGCCGCGTTCGACGATGCCGCCTTCGACCGAGCATTTCATCTTAAGCGGAGAATCAGTTCTGAACTGGTGCTTGATTATAGCGGCAGCGGCTTTGGCAGAGCGATGGTCTTCGTCGTCGAAGAGTAGACCTTCTGTGTAGATATACGGTGCCTTTATCTTGTTCCAGTAGTATCTGTGACGATCGGTATCGCAGTCTTCTAAACCAAAGATCTTCTTTACACCAGTAATACGACCGATTACATCAGGTAACTTATTAGAATGGTTATCATTTATTATGCCACGACCAGCTTCAAGTTCTGAAATATCAGCGCCTCCAACATCAAGGATCTCGCCTTGTGTATCTCGTAGCTGGGATCCAGCAACTGCATCAAATTTTGTGGCCACTATAGATCTCCCTACCTTACTATCTTTATAGATTGTACCACTTAGGTTTATCTATCCACTCTCGCCCCAGAAGTTTTTGGCATATGTCTTCTCCCTCTGGGGTTTTAAAATCATTCTTAGTCCTGTTATCGATCGCCCACATCGGCCTCAAGTTTGTGTAATGCTGTAACTTTATTAGCTCTTCTTCGTTCTGCGCTTGAGAGCAAGGACATATATGATCGATGTCCCAGCCATCTGGTCCACGTTTGCCTTTATTTTTCCAACTCATGCCAGGCTGCCACAGCGACTCTATGTGCTTAAGCACTTCGTCTATAGGCATACCAAGCATATCCGCGGATTTTTGAGTTTTCTTATATTGCTTGCCTATAGCCATGCCGATGCACGTCCGCAGCGATCTTTTGTAATAGACATGATTCCTAGAGACCGGTCTACAACACGACGATATGCCGCCGCACTTAAAGGATGACTCGTTGAAGCTTTTCTCGCTGCCGCAAACTTCGCAGCGACAATTGTACGTGCGACCAGAATAAGAGAAAACCACCCATGAACCGTTAGCAAGACCGACTACAGTAGAGCCGCGGGTTGAGTTGTGTCGTTCTATTGTTTCTCTTATTTTTAAGCAGCCGCAAGATTTAGACTTGCCGTATCGCAGGCAGGCATAGCTTGTTTCGTGTTCTTTTCCGCAGTCGCATAAGCATTTAAAGCGTCTATTTTGACGATCGGTACTTGTTTCTTCTACGACAACCAGTTGACCAAATCTAGTGCCAGCTTCTATCTCTACGTAGTTCCAAGCTTTCCTCATATACACCTCAATAATAAAAATAGCCTAAATAGGCATCTTTATTATACCATATCAAAGCCTTACGCTGACACTGCTACTCGCAGTATATGCTGTCGTCGCTTATCGATGAGTCCTCTATGACGCTCTCGTCGTTGAACAATGACTTCAGCTCTGCCACGCTGGTCTTGTCTTGAAGCTTAGCGATTGATTTCTCTGATGTTTTCTTGACGGTGTCTACGGAGATCTGCAGGAGCGCGGCGATGTCGAGGTCGGACGAGGGTGAGTCGTACATGAAGTGGGCCTCGTACTTGAACCAGCAGTATCCTGAAAGTTGGTGCGCGATGGCCCAGGGGCAGCCCGGCATCCTTGCCTCTTCGTCTTCTGTGGGTTCACGACCAAGTGCCTTTATGGTCTTCAGCCTAAGCACGGCCAAAGGGCACCACGTGTCCGGCAGCGCCTTAAGCTGCCTCGGGCATCTGGCCTTGAATCTTTTGTCCAGATCACCCACTTTAAGTTCCCTCTCTTTTGTTTTCTTGTGAGGTTTTTAATAAGTGGTCGTTTTCCCAAATAGGCTGAGTATTCTTATAGTTATGCAAATCTAAATTACTATAATCTGTACTTAATGGAATTATATGATCTATGTGCCATCCATTTATACCATAGTTTTCCCAAGTCATGCCGGGTAAGAATTTAGATTCTAAGTATTTTATATAAAAATCCATAGAGCAACCTAAGTATTCAACAATAGACATAGACTTATTGCTTTTTAATGCTCTTTTGAGTCTACTTTTAATATTTTCACGAATCTTTGAGGGTGTGTGAGTTTTCTTTCTATTGTTTTGATATTTTATTTTCTTAGTTCTTCTATTTTCTTTCGAGCAGGTTTCACACAATACACGCCTAGATCCTTTTAGAGCAACGTTTCCGCATGCACATTTTTTAGGCACTTTAGGTCTAAGGACCTTAAGTTCTTTATATTTATTTGATTTTGCTTCCGATATTTTGCGAACTCTATCTGGATCATTTGCTCTACGAATTTGTTCGTTTATTTTCCAATCTTGTTTTCTTTTATCTTTATAGCAATTGCTACACAGCCTATATCTTTTATGAGATACAGGCTGTCCGCATGTGCATTGCTGATTAAATTCTAGATCGCCCACTGAATCCTCACTTTACGTCTGCTTTTTTGCGCAGTCAGCAAAGTTATACTCACGAAAGGTCTATCGGACCCCCGCAGCACGGGCACTCCAGCGTCTTTGTTCCTGTTTTCCATATTGTTATCTGCTGATGGCGGCAGGATCGGCATTCGAGAAAACCGACGCACCATATGCGTCGGTAGTCGTCTAGGTTGAAGAGGTTCTCTTCGTCAGACATCTTTGAAGCCTATCAGGGAAAGAGCTGGTGGCACTTCATCTCGATCAGCGGCAGGGCTTCTGCACCCATGGTCTGAACGTGCATGTCTACGCAGCGGTCGCGGTAGACGTGGCGGTCTAATCGGTTAAGGACCTCGTCTCCTAGCAGGAACCCGACCACCAGGGCCAGGATCGTCGCCGACGCGTATCGCAGTAAAACTTTTAGATCTACTTTCATCACTGTGCCTCTGCTTGCTGGGTTGTTGCCTTAGGTGCCGACCTGACACCGATAAGCTCTACGATGTGGCGTGATCCGTTGATGCTCGTCTCGACCGTGTGGCCGACGGACTTGCCCAGGAAACCGTCCACGATGTCCTTGTTAGAGATCTCGCTCAGCGCGGTCTTTGACCTGAAGATGCCTCTGTCTTCGGGCTCGTCGGGCGTCGTCGACGTGATGATGACGATGTCCTCAGGAGAGGACACGACCGTGGCGGCTTCCAGTCCGCGAGCGGTGTCGTCTCGGTCCGACGCCGACTGCCAGTCCTCGAGCTTGAACCTGTCTGCCTCTTTTGCTAGTAGGGTCTTGTCTACGTTCAGCGTAGAGACGATCGCGTTTAGCTTGTACTGGGTGTCGTTCAGCGCCCCGTAGAAGCGGGTAAGATCGTCCTGCATCGGGCGGAGCTGCTCCATCAGCTGCTTCATCAGCGCCTGATTTACTCTGATGGCCAAGGAAAGGTTCGTGGCCTCTTTCTCGAGGGCTTCGAGTCTCTCCGAGGTGCTCACTACTCGTTTCTTGTTCTTGTGGTCCATAATTCTCATCATGCCTCCCGGTTTATGTTGATCAAGCTCGCTTCTCGCGGACTCGGTCTGCTAGTGCCTTAAGTATGGCGATGTCTTCTGTAGACAGCTGAGGAACGGATCTGCCGGTACCCAGCAGCTGGGCCAGCTCTACGTTCAAGAACTCTCTGATCTTGTTCTCGATGATCTCGTACTCGTTGCCCTTGCGCTTGATGATCCTTGACGACAGGATATCGTTGATCGCGTTGGCTTGCTGCAGCTTGAGCTGCTCTGGCGTTAGCTTGGATGTAGTGTCTATCTTCACGACGTTTGACTCTGGAAGTTTTTCCTGTGCCTGTGCCATATCTTCTACCTTCTCGGGTGTTGACGTCTTGGCTTCATTGAGTATCGGGGCGATGTCTTGCTTAGTCAGTTTTACGAAACCGTACTTATAGGCAAGCGCATCGTAGAGCTGAATGGCAGAATCAAAGTCTGTTCGCGTCAGGGGCTCGTTGTTGTCGACGCACCTTTTCCAGTGCGCCTCGATGTTGTCATCGTACATCAGGATGCGGGTGACGTCGTTCTGCTGCTCGATCTCGCGAAGGATCTCTAGATCGTCGTCTGAGAGTAGCGGATTTCGCCGGTATACGTAAGGCCACACGCACTCACCGTAGTGCGATCTGTCTAGTACGACATCTTGCCCAGACAATGACACTAGGGTATCGATCATATCGTCAAGATATGATGGCCCAGTGTAGCCTGGCTGGTAGTATTTTTTATCAGGAGCGGAGAAATGAATGTAGCGGTAGCCTTGGGCCTCATATGCTTTCGCAAGCGTACTCTTGCCCGAACGATCGATGCCTTCGATTATGATCAGAGCCATATAGACCTCCATGCATCATATTATACACATGGGATCTATATGTTTGAGATGTCACTCTTTTTCGGCTTCTGCGGCGGCGTTTATCGGGTTGCGCATGACCTGGCCTTCTACGCTTCCAGCTCGAGTTGCGCCGTACTGCTTAGCGGATTCCTGAAGCTGCTGTACAGGAGACTCTTGCTTGCTTTGCCGAACCGCTGCCTGAGCATCTGCTTGTTTTTGTCTTTCAGCCTGACCATCGACGACATCTTGCTGAGACTGAAGCTGTTGCTGCTGCATTTCCATCTGTTGCTGCTGTTGATCTTTTGCTTCTTTATGGGCCTGCTTTGTCATAAGCAGATTTTGAAATTGAAGGAACATAGGATCGCCTGGTAGATATTTTAATTCATTTCTATTTGTTGCTCCAGTATCACCCAGAAAGAACTCACGTTGCTCTCCCTTGGTCATCATCTTGTCTACAAGAGTCCAGAACGACTGATTAAGAGGAAGATCTGCAATTGGATGACTAAGGGGTTTTTTGTCTTCATTTTTCAGAAGATCGTTCATAGAAGCAAAAACTGTCTGCTGCGCTTGTCTGAGCGATATATCTGTCTGAGGTGTATCGTCCGTGTAGCCTACGAACTTGAACTTATAGCGCTCTGCCAGCGTTTTGTCCAGCGCAGGAACGACATCTTGGTTTATCAGGTCCTCGATGAAGAACAGTATCGGCAGCAGACCACGCTCGCGAGAGTACGTGATCTTGAACTGGCCTGACTCTTTGGCCTGAGAGGCCGCGCGACCGTTCGCCGTGGTAAGGTAGTCGAGGCCGACCTCGATGGGGTCGATCTGGAACTGCGCGCATATGCTTCGCATGATGTGGGAGTTGAAGTTGATGTACTCCATCTCCTTGGCCGAACCAGACATCGGTATCCACTGCACGTCGTCTAGGCCGGCGACTATAGGCGTCCGCCAAGCATTGTTGGATCCTGATATAGTGTTGTAGAACTGACGACGGAAAGATGCAAGAGTGTTCTGAGTAACCGTGCCCTTAAGGTGTAGTATTCCTCGTGCAGCGTAGCCATGGGTGAAGTAGTTCGCATTGTATGATTCCACGTTAAGGTGGTTCGTGATCATTATCACCGACTGCTCGACCATGGATATGGCGTAACCGTTCGAGTCTGCAAAGTTCTTGGGATTGAACAGCTTGAAGATCATGTCCTCGTCGCCGAAGACGTTGAGGACTCGGTTGTCGACCGACTGCTGGACGTACTTGAAGTACTCGATCTCGGGCGTGTTTACGTGGCCGCGGTTAGACGAGTCGTTGTCGGATCTTTTCTTGTGATACAGGTCTACGGCGACCTTGGCCTGGCCCTCTACCGTGGCTCGGTTGATGTTGGGGTTTACCTTGTAGACCGTCTCCGCGGGCAGGGGACGGAACCTGTGAAGGCCGCCTTTCCTGGTCAGGACCTTCTCGCACGCGATGTGGCCGAAGCAGAGCGCGTCCCACACGATGAGCTTGACGAACTCGCCGAAGAGCATCTCCTCGCCGCGAGGCGTTCCGTCTATGCGACCGCAGTGGTAGACGAAGTCTTCCAGCATGCGGATGTTGTCGATGTCTTCCTGAGACATGGCCGAGTGGTCTGTCTTGACGAACTTGTATCCCATGTCGAAGCGCTTGTGCTGGGGGCGAGAGAACCTCAGGACCGTATCGCAGCGGATCTGAAGGATCGTGTTCACGAGCCAGTCGCGCATCGATATCTCGCGCAGGGTTCTGTTAGATATGCGAGAGACCCTGCTCTTTGAGAGAAAGTAGTTGTGGACCGCGTGGTCGTAGAACGGGTCGGTCAGTATGGCCTTGGCGCCTACGAGCTCGCCGGTGCCCGGCTGACTTTGGGATTTGTCTGGCGCGTCGTCTGCGTCGACTTTTGTTAAGTCCTCTATGTCCTTGCGAATCGAGTCGGTAACCGCTTTCTTGATATCTTCAATCCAAGACATAAAGTCTCCAATAATATGCGCTTTTATTTATTATACTTATCAAAACGTCCAAAGAAATCCACCGTCTACAGACTTATCGTCTTCCTCGTCATCGATCTCAGACAGCCTTCCTATTTTACCAAGCTTATCGGCATTAACCTCTGGATTAAACGGCAGGTTGTTGAGTTTCGCGTACTCTTCTGGAGTGGGCGCCTTGAAGAAATTTCCATTGTTATCAACCAGTTTTGCCATATCGACGTCCAAACCGGCAGATGAAAGCACGATCTGGTTCTTGCCGAAAAGGTTCGTCAGCGGGTATCGTAAAGCATCCAGCCAGTGATCGTGCTCGCTGTCTGGAGTGTCTGATATCTGGCCAGCGGCATCGGTTTTGTAGTGGTAGAGCTGGAACTCCCTTATCAGAGCCTGACATGTCTCCTGAGCAATGAAAAGCTTAGACTCGGCAGTGCCTGGAATCTTAAGCCACTTCTTTATGATCTGTATGCCGGTGTTGATGTTGCCCTTGTCTGTGTTTGTCGAAGTCGGAAGGCCAAGCTTCCTCATCTCTACTGCGTCACCAGGATCCGCTTGGTCAGGAAAGTAGAGTTGGATACGGTATGGCTGATGCCACTTGTTCTTGATGTGGTGCATCCACGTGGGCCTTGATATATACGTCATGCCGTCGCATCTTACGACGTATATGTTCTCTTTTGCGTCCACGAAAAATACCACGAGCGTGTGCGGGTTTGACCATCCCCAGTCGATGCCGGCGTACGCTGGAAGACCCATGTTGTGACAGTTGCCGCTCAGCGATATTACTCCGTTGCGGCGAACAAATAACCTAGACGAGGGCATCGTTACACAATAGACCATTCCATCGTAGTCTACTTCACCTATGTTTCCTTGTGTTTTATTAGAATATTCGCTCTTGTTGGTTCCGTTGTTGATGTAGTACGAACGATCTGCTGGCTTGTTGTTTGTCTTAAAGTGAAAATTAACTCTAAAACGTCTTAGGTACTCAGTCCCTGTGTTCTTGTGCGTTTTGCCTTGATTACCCTGCATTGAAAGAGAACTCTTATATCCCAATCTAAAGCATAGCTCTTGAACATCGTTGGCAAGCTGCTCAGAGCCTGTTGAATAATAAGGCTGTTGCCTTGATCCGTCGAACATGTACGAGCCGTCCCCGAAGCATAGCCACTCCAAAAGGATCGATAGCTGCCTGCGGGAAGCTTGTTCAAGTATGTTCCTAGATATCAACTTGTTGACGGCAAACTTTAAAGGCTTTAAGTAATTATATAGTTCTTTGTTGTATACGGACCAGTTTGTCGTATAGTCAACCTGATCCCGAGCATCAGACTCTCTGTGAAGCTTGTTGGGCCAAGCTATCGATGCCATAAGCCGCTCAACCTTGTCAGAGGCGTCTCTGCTCTTAGACTGAGAAACCTCTACCTTGTTGTGCCCCCACTCGTCGTTTGCTCTTGTCGAACTCATAGAGCCTTCGCTCAGCCAAAGCCCCATGAAGGCCATAAACTGATCGCCGGTCATGAAGCTTATAGGAGATTTTATGTCCATGTTGTTTGCTGTAGAGCCGGAAAGCCAGGTAGCCGGTATGTAAAAATCGTTCAGCTCGTCAAGAGAGTCTGCTCGCTGCTTCAAAAGCTTTATCTCTTGCTTCTTTCTGAAGTTTCTACCGTGAAGGTACTCGACATCGTGGTTGGGAGTAACCAGAAGGTCGAGATGGTGCTTGCCTCCGCCTATCTCATTGTAAAGGTTTACCATCTTTCCCTTATAGTGATACGAGATGTGCTCTATCGGTTTCTGGTAGTTTAACACACCACCGTTGTCTAGGGTGGCTAGAGTGTCATACTCAGTAAGATCTTTAAAAAGCTTAAAGCCGTTGTTCGTCAAAACCTCAGTGTCGTCACTGAAGCATTTCTTGACGAATATATCGTGGTTGCACTCGCCAGGAAACTCTTTTCCGGTCAGCGACAACCACATCTGGTTCCAGGTCTTGACGTGCATGCGCTCGTCGAACTCTTTGTAGATGATCCCCTCGACCGACGGCTTTAGATTCATCAGCTGGGACATCGCCCAGTCAGGACCCTCTGACAAGACCTTCTGCGCGAGCTCGTCTATAGACTTGAGCATCGGCGATTCTGAGACTTGATTCTTGGCGTCGCCGAGGCATATAGGAGCGAGTGGGCATTTCCCGCAGCCTATGTACATCTCGTATCTCTCGTACTCTTTCTTCCTCTGCTCGCCGAGCTTCTCGAACTCTGACGGAGATCTCACGTCGAACGACTGCTGATCGATGTAGTATTCTTGGCGCTGCGTTCCAGATCGTGAGTCTGGGCATCGCTCGGTGAACTCAAATGCGGTCCAGCGACGAACATGTCTGCCCTGCTTCTCGGCGTTCTCGATGGCTTGGTTCATGAGACCGTATCGCGACTTTCTGGTCGATATGCCCACGCGCAGCGGCTTACGGCCGCGCTTGGAGTCGAGCATACCGGAGATTTCTTTGTAGGCTCTAAGCCCCTCGCCTGATACTGTATCAATCTCGTCCACCACGACCAGCGGCACGTGTGGTCCATTGCAGTTGTGGTTGATGGTGCCGTCAGCTGTAACAAACGAATTTGACATCGGATTGGTCGGATCGTCGCTTGAACGAACCTCCAATTTCGCTATTTGCTTTATGCCCGTGCGCTCGATTTTCGTTACCTTAGCCATCTGAACCTCTGTCAACGCTTAAGACCATCTTCGCCTGACCCGCGTCGTAGATCTTGACCAAGCCAAGCTCTTTGGCGTACTCTTTCTGTGTCAATTTTCTCTCGTCCATGTTAGCCTTGCAGAACAGACGATTGTAGGTCTTGTCGTAGTCGGTCCACTTCCATCCCAGCGTGGTGCCGACGTGCACGAAGCCCATGTCCTTGAGCGAGGCGACGTCGCCGTACCGCAGGTCGACGAACGTGTAGATCTTATCTATATCGAACGTCTTTATAGCATACTTGAGCAGCTTGGAGTAACCGCCAACGACCACGGTGCTCAGCGCAGAAGCGAACCTTACTATTTTTACTTGACTGCCCTCGAACCTTAAGGAGAGCAGGACTTTTATCTGATCTACGTCCTTGAGGGCCAGATACACGGAAGCGGACGCGAACCCCATGAGATGGTTGGCCTTGAGGAAGGTCTTCGCCTCCGGTGCGGTCACTTGTCTTATATCAAGCTTCCTGGCATGGAGTTTATCTTTCACCGCGCCAGCCTTTACCGCTATCATAGAGTCGACGATCGACCGCTTGTAGATCACCTCGTCTGCCCTGAACTGCAGGAGCCTTAAGTTAAACTCTTCTGCTTTTAGCCTTGCCTTCAGGTGGTATTTCTTGTGTAATGTTTTGTCCGAGTGCCAGTATAGACCGTCGACGTTGACGTAGACGCGATCGGAGACCTTGAAGTCAGGTCTTATGTTGCATCCTTTTGCCGGGAACTTATCGAACCTTGATAACATAGGATTTGAGCTCATTAGCGTTTCTATGTCGCTCATGGTAAAGTGCTCTTCGACTAGGCTGATAAAATCGCTCTCCGTAGCTGGTAGGTGCTTGGCATAGATCTTGCACACGAACGAGTAGCTTATCTTGTCTGCGAAGTTGAGCTTCCATATATCTTTGATGGATCTTCCGTCTAAGCTCTTAGCTACGCCGATCTCTTGAAGTTTTCGTAGCCTATCCGCTGGATCCGCCTTTGTCCTTTTAGATCTCTTTCTCTCGTTTAGTCTTAATCTTCTTTCGGCTCTGGTCTCTTCTTTCTTCTTCAAGGCCTCAGGGCTAAGGAAGCGGGACCTGTTCTTGTCTATCGTCTCTGGCAGGAGCAGCGGAGTGGACACGCCGTACCGCTGGAGGTTCGTGCTCGCTATGTCGTGGTATTTTTCCTTTATCCTCTGACTCATCTTTGCCCTGAAGTCGTCTGTGGTGTGGGTCGACGCACGGCTGTCCGACAGCTTCTTAGACTTTCTTCCAGGATGAGACTGACCGTAGAAAGCAACCTTGTACACCGGAGCCCACCACTCTCCGTGGTCTACGTCGATGAACTTGGCTTTCTTGTTGGAGGAAGAGTACGAGCTTGAGTCTATAAAAACTAGACCTTGATGGTTTGTATCGAGTGCGGCGATTATGTCCGCAAGCGATATCTTTCTTCTATTGGGGTGCTTTTGGCCGCATGTGACCACCTTCGTAGGCGTCGCCCACCACTCTCCGTGGTCTACGTCGATGAACTTGGCTTTCTTGTTCATGCCGCAGAAGGTTGAGACGTCTATAGACACTAGGCCGCCGTGCTTCTCCAGCAGAAGCTGCCGTATCTTGTCTGGTGATGTCCTGACGTTAGACAATATAATCCCCTTAGTGCCATAGGGATTATACCCGATATTTATCAATTAGCCTTGATTACGGTGCATTTTTTTTACAAAGCAGCTCATGGACCAATCCACCCCCTTCCCAGAAGCCTACTGCACGATGCTATTGCTTGCTCCGTAGCAGTGTCACGCTTTGCGAAGTTCTCGTCTTTCCACATCGGGCTAAGGTTGGTGTAGTGCTGCAGCTTTATGAGCTCTTCTTCGTTCTGAGCCTGAGAACAAGGACATATGTGGTCGATGTGCCAGCTACCAAAGTTGTCCCACGACATCCCCGGCTGGAACAAGGACTCCAGGTGTCTTCTAACTCCCTCTATGTTGAGCCCCAACAGCTTCTCGGCCTTGTCGTTCTTCTTGTAGCGCCTGTTGATCGAGTTGGTTATCCTCACCCTTATGCCGCGCACGAAAGCCGTTTCTGGATCGAATATCTTCCAGTGTGAAAAACAAAGTTTATGCTTGAAGGCATTGTTGTCGCATGAAGCATGGGAGCATTTCTTTTTAGGTTGCCTAATTCGCCACGCTTGATAATGCGTGCCACATAAGCCTTTTTTCTCAACCTTCTTTGTGCACCCAGAAATTGAGCACTCTGGGGCCTGTTTTAGTTTGTTGGCGTTGTAGTGCACAGAACAAAGCCCGTTGTGCTTTGCATTTTCTTTGCAGTCATATTCGGAGCATCTAGGTCGAGTTGCAAATCTATCTTTATCGTAATGGGACCTACACATGCCCCTGCGAAAGATAGAGGAACCACACTTGGTGCAGCCTTTATCTAGGCGGCATTCCTTGCACGTCGTGTAGACATTCTTGTAGAGAGGCTTCTGGCAGGATTCACAGTAGTCGGCTTTACGCTTTAACTTCTGCATGCGCTCGCGTTGAGGTGCTTTCCAAGGATGAGATCTCGTCGGCGTCGGTGAGGTGCTGAAGCTCGATCCATCCGCGCTGGGTCCAGACTTTGTGGTCGAGGGTTCCTTCGATGACTCTTCCATCTTCTAGCTCTATCCTTATGCACTCGGCGTCTTCTAGCTCGTTGCCGAGGACCTCGACGAAGCCGGTGGTGTCTTTGATAAAATCGCCTGGCTTGAAATCTGCCAATGATCTTATTGTACCATGCACATCGGTTGACGTAGCGGAGGAAACCAGGCACGCTCGCAGCGTGCACGGGAGCACTTCAAGTGTGACTTTCTCACTCTTGATGTTGAACACTGACTTCTCCATCGTCATCTTCTCTAGGATCTTGTTCTCTTCGCTGACCTTCGGTGGGTTCACTATCGGCTTTATTCGGTCTGAAAGAAGGAATTTCTGCTGATACTCGTAGCATCGTTTTGCCTGAGAAAGGATCGCGCCCACGTGCACCACATCGCGCTGATCGTGCATCAGCACTAGAAGCTCAGCTATGGCCATGCCGAGGGTGTTGTGGCTGATGAAGCCGTTCGACCAGTACGCGTGATCGACGTCTACTTCAAGATCGTAGAAGTAATGTTTGCCAAAGGCAACTGAATCTACGGTCTCGTAACACCCCCTCCTGACGAAGGAAAGGTAGTCGGCCCAATCATATTCCTCTAGGCGTTTCGCTAGATCTATGAAATAATCGATCTTGTAACCGTAGACATAAAGCTCCTTAGCCTTCTCGCCAGATCCCCAAAGATCTTTAGAATACTTTATATCGGAGTGGGTCTTTTTTCCCGCCTCGAGACGCCAGTATCCATTCGCGATCTCATACTTGTCTTTTATAAAAGATGCAAAGGGTTTCAACAATTTAGACGGATAGCGAAACTGCTCGTTCATCTTAGCGCTGTAGATCTTGAAGGCCTCGCGCTTAGAGAACAATGGCATCAAATATTCTGGTAGAGCGGTTTTATAATCGACGCAGTGATACTCCACTACGTGGTCTTTAACAAACTTAGTTGTAGAAGGCTTGCGTCGTTTTTTGTTGATGACGGCATGAACACCGAATAAATTCAAAATCTGAGCTATTTGTTTTATGAGCTCTGGATTGGCTAACGTTATCGAGTCTTTGGAGCCATCGGTCTCCATCATTCCAGATATAAAACCAGCCAGAAAACTTGGACTATGGTTCAATGTCTTCAGCTTTTTGAAATAGCAGAGTTCGCCCTCGATAATGGAGTCGCAGTATTCTCTTAAAGCCTTGCTACAGATACCAGCTATACTGAGATTTGGCGATCTTTTGTCATATTTCACTTTTGGTTCTACGCCAAAATGTTTGACTATAGTATCTATATATATTGCTAATTGATCTTTATCTTTTGCGGCAAAAGATATGGCATTATCAAAGCGACTAACAGAACCATCTCCGGTTATGCAGCCAACAAGCCATCCTAGTTCGTAATCGTTAGAAGACGTGTCTACTAAGGCACCTAGTGACTCTAAGGACCTATAGATCAACTGGCCCGGAATAAGATTTTTCATGTAGACCCAGTCGATCTTGCCGGTCTCGGGGTCAAGGGCTTGAACACGATGCTTTAAGGAACCAGTCAAAGACCATGCGCCATCTTTGGTAAGATGTTTGGTAGTAATGGTTACGCCATCTTTAATGCCTTCGTCAAAAGTTTCGACCACGGGTTTCCAGGACCAGCCGGTCCAAACTAAATCGCCAACCTTAACGTTTTGTACATATTTGGTACCACTATTGGTAATGATTACAGTATCTTGCGAAACGCACTTACCGCTGCCCCTTCCTGCAACATACAGTAATTCTTGGATATTTTGCGGATTGTTGTTGTTCGTGCATATGTCGTACACGTCCCAAACTGCATGAAAAGGAGTGGTGTCTGCATACCTGGAGACCTTGCAGTCTGGCAGGTGTAGGTTGAAGAAGTACCGGATAAAGTTCTTGAGGTCTTTCTCCGTGCGGCACGGCGTTAGCAGTATACGCTCCAGCTGCTCTGGCGTAAACTTGGACGCGTTCTCTGAGATCTTGCGGTTTATCACCTCCTGGCGCGCAGCCTTGGTCTCCTCGATCTTCTTCTGCTTGATCTTTGGTCGGTCGATTATAGACTTATAGTGCCCGGTGCAGTAGCCTCTGGACTTCAACGGTTTGCTGCAGCCTTCTACGGTGCATGTCCTGTTCTTACTGTCCATCGTCGTCTACCTGCACGAGCTGCTCAAGGAGCATGGCCTCTTCTGACTTTGGCAGAAGCTTCTTCGTCGACTTAGTCTTTACCACCCTCGCCTCCTGCTGCGCGTTCGGGTTGGTGAGCGAGCGGACCGAGTCGGTGACCTTGGCCAAGGTGTCGATGACCTGCTGGTACTCTTTGAAGTTCTTTATGCGCATGTTCGGCAGCGGGTTGTTCTTGGGATCGTCAAGGAACTTCCTTATCTCGTCCGCGTTCTCGACCGACGAAACGGTTATCATGTCGGTCAGGAACTCGACCTGCTCTACGGTGGACCTGATTATCCTGGCCCTGATGCGGTCGTATATCGAGCTCGCCAGCCTTTCCTTGTCCTTCACCCATCCGCCGGCGGCAGCCGTGTACAGTATGCGCGACTTGGAGTACTGCGGAAATCGAGCGGCAAGTTCCTCGGTGCTGTAGCCGATCAGGAACAGCTCGTATATCGGTGATGCTTCTTGTTTGTCTATCGCGCCTGACGCAGTCGGCTGACGAAGGTAACGCTCGATCTCTGCGATCTGTTCACCGGTCAGCCCGTGCTTCTGCTCCGAGCTTAGCTTTTTCTTCGACACGCAAGGTCTCCCACACTGGGTGCAAAGAGATGTTGTGCAGCGTCTGATTTAGACGCAGCAACCCTATCATCTTATACCTTGATATCTGCTCGTTGGATAGACCTAAAAGGATGAGAACTATGATTGAGCGCTCTAGGTCGGTGAAATTACTGAGTATATTCTGAACAAAGCCGACCTTAAGCGTTGAGGTGTAGAGGTTCACTATGTCGTCGGCGATCCTGTCTCTTATAGAGTTTCTGAAGCTTATGTCTTCGATATTACTGTATAAATCAGAGTCAGGGTTTTCTAGGTATCGCACCCAAAGATCCTGACGATCGTCCTCGTTGGTCGAAAGTCTATCGATCTTTTCCTTTATCATCATTATCTTTGGATCTTTGTTCCTCATACTCAGAACTCTTCTTTAACTCCATTGATGTGGCCCATCCCGGGCCACAATACGACCGCACAAACGTCGACAGCAACTGCTGAAACTCAAGGTTTCCGTTATTGCTAAGGATACGTCTTGTTCTCCACATAGCCCATACAGAGCCTAGACTCTTGAGCTCTTGATACTTATTATAAGCTTTGACCAAGGATGGGGCCGCATACAAGACGTAGTGTACGCGCTTATTGTCTGGATCTATCGATAGTTCCAGTGCTGTAATGTGCTTGTTGACGATGCTGCCGTACATGAAAAGCGTGTCTTTGGCGTTGTCGGTGAAGAGGCCGCTGTTCATAAGCCAGCGCTGCTGGTCTAGGTACTCGCTGGATACCGTGCTCATCGATCCGTCCTCGTGTAGTGTCTCAGGGTTGACTTAAGGGTGTCCCTGTCGATTCCTCCAGCGTAGACCTTGTCTACGTACTGGTCGGTCATAGTCTCGATCGTAGGAGCCGATATAGAGACCCTGGATGATCTTGCCGTGTCCGTGAACTCGGTCTTGAAGGTCACGTGGGCCACTTTCTTGAGTTCCTTGATCTCTTTGGACTCGAGCATGGCCTTGACCTCTGCCCTTGGCCCTATAAGTTTTACTATCCACATGTCTGTCGAGTTTATGTTCATAGCAGAATCTTTGCCGACCTCGAAGTCTAGGGTCCGCCACATAGGAAAGGGTGACTCTATGAACTCCTGGGACATATCGGATATGTCTAGTATGGTGAGTCCTTTGGTCTGTCCCGCATCGCCTGCAGATAGACACATAGGCGTACCTGGGTATAGAACTCTGCCAGATCCCATCGGTCCATACTCGAGAACCTGCTTCTTGTGAATATGCCCAGATGCGACAAGGTCGCAATCCAAGACATCAGTTGAGATTCCGTCAGTAGCCGTCTTGAAGCCATAGTCTGCGCCTATGAATGTGTTGTGCGTTATCGCGACGCTGGTTGAGATCTTAGGCCAGTCTCTTGGGTCATGGACGTAGGGGACATACGTTATGCCGTCTGCCACGGTGACGACGTCGGCCACTATCAGGTTTTTACTCTCGAAAGGCTCGAGCGCGTGATACTCGCTTGAGTTGGGTTTATGCATGTCGTGGTTGCCTAGGAGAAGCACGGTCGGGATCTTGAGCTCGAGGAGACGGTCGAGATGCCTAGAGACCGTACACATCACCTCTGCTCGGATAATGGCGTGGGTGTCGAACGTGTCGCCTAGGTTTACGATCAAGTCTGGCTTCTTGGTCTCGGCGATAAACTCCACCCACTCCAGTAGGGCCTTGCCCTCTGAAAGATGGGTGTGGCGGATATGTGGGTCGCCGATGAGCAGGATTCTAGTCATATCTTTCCTTCAGATCTTGAAGCTGAGATTTATCGAGTCGATGCTCTTGACTATCTTGAGTCGCTCTATGGCTCGTATGAAGCACACATACACCATGTATGCCTCAAACGAGTCTAGATCATAGTCGTCGTCAGGATCACGCATCATAGACCGCGACTTCCTGCTATCGAAAGCAGTCGCTCTATCTCTGGATCCGATATAGCGATGCTTCTACTCATCTTGAGTCTGCAGAACGCGTACACAACCCTGACAATCAGGAAACGGCCCTTTACTAATCGTCTTAGGTTGTGGTTCGCTAAGGTGTTCATACGTCGTCTTCCACAAACCCAGACGAGTCGATCTCGACCTTGGCGTCCTGATGCTCGTAGCAGGCACTTAGGATACGGTTCTGGAGATCTTTGTCCCCTATCACCATGTTCTTGATGTTCTGCTCGCCGCGAACCGGTGCCTCGTTTGCGAAGCACCACATCTGCGGGTTCTCTCTGCCTGTGTCTGGGTTTGTAGGATGCTTGATGACACCCAATGCTTTAGCGAGCTCGAAGATCTCGCCTCCCGTGTCGATGACGCCTAGGTCGTAGTGGAACGTGAACTCTGCCTGGCGAGCAGGCGCGCCCATCCGGTTCTTCTTCACCTTTACGCGAACCTTGTGGCCTACTTGAGCCGCTGCGCCGGTTATGGTCTCGCCTGACTCGATCACGCCCTTCTTAGAGTCAACGCGTGTGATCTCAAGCATAAGATCTGCCGCGTGCTTGAGCGCGTGGCCTTCTGAGATGACGTACGGGTTGCGCAGTGCCTTCATCGGGTCCATTTGCGCCGTAACTTGTTGAATAAACAGGGTTAATAGTTTATGTTCTGCAACTACGGGGACCACGAGTTTCAACGCAGAGCCGAGGTACTGGGATCCACTACCACCCATAATTTGGTCAGTGGTCTGCTTGCGTACGTCCTTAGGATATCTGATCGACTTAATCGAATCGATCACAATGGCCTTGATCGGTGCGCCATCCTGAATCAGCTCAAGCATCTCACCGCCGATATAGTCGAAGATCTTAACCGGATCGTTTGATTTCCTTACGACAAGACGATCTGCGTCGCCGCCTAGTTTGATGAACATCTGTGAATTGAAGGAGTACTCGGCATCAAACCAGATCGCTAAAGCCTCTTTATCAAGCCTCTGAAGCTCGATCAGCGCCATCATAGCGAGCATCGATTTTCCAGAGCTCTCTGGACCATATAAAATATTCACTTTGCCTGGGATAAAGCCGCCTTGGCACGTGGCCCAATTTAAAGACGGAGACCAAGTAGGAATAGCCGAGGGTGTTTGAGATCTTAACTTAGATACAGCAACGCCTATATCGCTTGTTAGTTTAGACATCCATTTGTTTGTCGACATTTTTATGCTCCTTAAATTCTAAATATTGCTCTTTGGTGTTTAAGATCTTCTTATTTCTTTGCGTTCTACCGTGTCTGACATGAAATTCTTTATGGCATGTTTCGCAAAGACATACCAGATTGCTTAACTCGTTCAAAAGGTGAGGATGATTTGCATAATCGTATAGATGATGAGCATTCAATGCCACACCTCTTTTAGAGCAACAATCACAAGTATAGTCTGCTAACTCAAAACACTGCTTACGAAGTTTAATATCAAACTGCTGTTTTCTAACGGCTTCCTGCTTCCAGCCAAAGTCATCAAACTCATCTAGTGATATTCCACGAACCTTGCAACTAATCTTTATCTTTGTTTCTTCTGAGACGCTCTGTCCCTTGTTAGGGGGAGACTTTCCTAGATTTGCTTTGCGAAGCTTTTGCTTCATATCTTCACTCATTGGCTTGCCCTTGTTGGTAGGGACTCTACCAATTGAAGCTAGACCAACCACTTTATCTCTGCATTTTTTACATGGCCTATCAGCAGAAGA